AGAGCATCTGCCTTACAAGCAGAGGGTCATAGGTTCGAGCCCTATAGGTCCCATTACATCAGAAGTTCTGATGACAATTTAATATGGCGGAATAGCTCAGTTGGCTAGAGCATACGGTTCATACCCGTAGTGTCGAGAGTTCGAATCTCCCTTCCGCTACTTTATTTTTATTTAAGAAAACCTTGTGAAGCCTTGATTTTACTGAAAGAAAGGAGTTTTTGAATGGTGTCTTTTCTAAAGGTCAAAATCAAAGGTAACACTAAAGGTAACACGAACGGATGTATGGACGCTTAATGCGTTCTTTTTTTTTGTATTTTTTGACGGCAAACTGTCGGAATCGTGACGGTTTTGCCGCCTTTTTTTATGCAAAAATATAATCAAAGGGAGGGATGGTGGTGTTTTCAGATGAAGTTCTTGAAAAAATTTTTGCCAGAAAAGAGTTACAGTCCTTGGACTTGTCAACGCAGTCGTCTATCATACACGCAATAGAAGATGTTTTAGAGGAGGTCAAACAGGATGAATATGAGCGGAGCATACCAGAATCCGATTTATAATCAGCAGATGCAGCAATACGGGCAGCAGTACGCATACAATCCGTATATGAATCAGCCACGCATTGATAATACACAAAATTATATGCAGGCACCGCAGCAAATTCAGCAGCAGATCCCGGTTCAAACTTTTGGCATAAATGGAAAAGTAGTTCCGGCGGTAGAAAACATCACTGCCAATGATGTGCCAATGGATGGCAGCGTTGCATTTTTCCCAAAACAGGATATGACAGAAATATACGCTAAAAGTTGGAACGCAGATGGCACAATTCGCACAATCGTTTTTAAGCCAGTTTCGCATGATACTGTTAGCAATTTATCGCATGATACTGAAAAATTGAAATTTGACCTATCAGACGAGTGCACAGGTGCATTTATGCAGAAGTTTGATGAACTTTTTGGGAAGATTGAACAGATAGAAAACCGATTAGATAAAATTCCAAGCAGTCAAAGAAAAACTTCACAGGTAAAAAAGGAGAGTGATCCAGAATGAATCCGGCACAATTATTGTTAAATCAAATGATGAATTCTCCGCAGGTTCAAAACAATCCTATGGCAAAAAATGCCATGCAAATGTATCAAAGCGGAGATACAGGTGGACTTAAGACAATGGCAGAGAATCTCTGTAAAGAAAGAGGAATTACGGTAGATGAAGCAAAACAGAAAGTTATGAGCATGTTTAATCATTAGTACATTTTGGGGTGCGCGCAAAATAACCGGTTATCCCATTTGTAAATAGATCAGATGGAGGTAAACAAAATGTTTAATGGAAATGCAATGCCTAGTCTTGCTGATATTGCAGCAGTGACAGGAAACGGAAGAAACAATGATGGCATGTGGGGCGGCGATGGCTGGTGGGCTATCATTATCTTCGCTATGATTTTTGGCTGGGGCGGCTTTGGCGGCAATGGCTGGGGAGGAAACGGAGGTATGGGAGCGACAGCATCTGCATACACCGACTCTGCAATTCAGCGTGGGTTTGACACGCAGGCTATCATCGGAAAGTTAGATGGTATCACAAATGGTCTCTGTGATGGATTTTACGCACAGAATACCGCCGTTATGAACGGTTTCCATGGTGTAGACAATGCAATCTGCAACCTTGGCTACCAGACACAGCAGGGATTTAATACCACAAACGTGACACTTATGCAGGCGCAGAATGCTTTACAGTCCCAGTTGGCTAATTGCTGCTGCGAGACCAGGGAAGCTATCCAGGGTGTAAACTACAATATGTCACAGAACACCTGTGCACTGCAGAACACCATGAACAGCAACACAAGAGACATTATCGACAGCCAGCAGGCAGGAACAAGGGCAATCCTTGATTACCTGTGTCAGGAAAAGATTTCTTCCTTACAGGCAGAAAATAATGACTTAAGAAGAGCCGCATCACAGGATCGCCAGTCTGCATTGCTCACTACTGCAATGTCAGCGCAGACACAGCAGATCATCAACGCTGTAAATCCGGCTGCAATCCCGGCATATGTTGTTCCAAATCCTAACGCTTATGCGTATGGCTGTGGATGCAACACAGGATGTAGCTGCTAAAAGTAGCTGCTACACAAAATTGAATAATTGAGTATCTTAATTGAGTTTAACTCGATTATGTCTGCTGTGCAGTATTGCTTATAAACACAAAGGGCAGACTATAATGTTTGCCCTTATTTTTGAAAGAGAGGTAAATAATTATGGCAGAATTTACAGGAATTGCAATTCAAACTGTTGCGCAGGGAGAAGATGTGGCATTTACAGAAACTCAGGCAAGCGCAACAAAATGTATTGTTCATAGACAGGGAAGCGGCATTGTTAAATTGAGAGGACTTACAAATCAGTGCCGGGCAAGATTTTTGGTATCTTATTCCGGGAACATTCAAATTCCTACCGGTGGCACAGTTGAAGCTATTTCACTGGCTATTGCAATTGACGGAGAACCGTTGCAGTCAACTCGAATGATTGTTACACCGGCGGCAGTTGAAAACTTCTTTAACGTTTCGGCGCAGGCATATGTGGACGTTCCTCGCGGTTGTTGTGTTACGGTAGCGGTACAGAATACGTCTACGCAGTCAATCGAAGTTCAGAACAGCAATTTAATTGCAGTCCGGGAAGCGTAAGGAGGGCGGTTTTATGGATATTAAGAGAATGCACGAAATGATTGAAAAACTGTCTGAAAGCGCAGAGTGTGAGTTTGCAAAAGGTATCGAATGTGTAGATACAGAAGAGATGGGAAAAGTCACGGACATGCTTAAAGACCTTGCGGAAGCCATGTATTACCGGACGCTTACAAAATCAATGGACGAAGCAGAACCAGAGCAGGTTCTTGATATGTTTGAGCGTTACGGAGACGGCAGACGGTATTATGATCGTTACCGGTATGCAGACGGAAGATTTGCGCCAAAGGGAAGAGGAACGCGGAGAGGATATGACGAACCTCCGTACTGGCACATGACACCAGAAATGTACCGGGAAATGGAACAAGACCGTGATATGGATCGTCACTCTGGCAGAATGTATTACACAGAACCTAAAATGGCATCAGATGGTGGAATGCGTGATCGCAGAGAGGGCAAAAGCGGAATGAGCCGCAGAAGCTACATGGAAAGCAAAGAGCTTCACAAAGGCAATACGCCAGAAGACAAGGATGCAAAGATGCATGACCTTGAAAGATACATGAAAGAGCTTTCGGAGGATATGGCGGAGCTTATCTCTGACATGACACCGGAAGAGCGCACGATGACAAAGAGCAAGCTGTCAACGCTTGTTTCCAAAATGTAATGGCAGGGGCAGAAATGCCCCTGTTTGTTTGGAGGGAAAATGTTTTTTATAAATGGTATTGAATGGAAAATAGAATTTGTTCACGGCGCAAGTCATAAATTAATGCGCTCTGATGGCTCTATTAGCCTTGCTGTGACTGATTGGAATGATAGGATAATATATGTTTCGGATAAACCAGAAAATGGCTATTTGCGCAAAATACTGGCTCATGAACTTTGTCATTGTTTTTGCTTTTCCTATAACATTCATATGCCGATTGAGCAGGAAGAGTATCTTGCGGACTGGATCAGCCTGTACGGTACTGATTTGATCTATCTTTTGGATGATCTGATGTCAAACATTGATTGGAGGGCAGCATAGTGGACAAAATAGATGAATTGCTGCGGTATATTCACAGAACAAACCCGGAAATGACAAGGGAAAAGCTGATAAATGAACTAAGCAGAAGTGATTACGCCGCACGTTCTTTGCTTTTCACAAAAGAAGTTGTTTGTCAAGAAGAAAAATAGTAAAATGTTTTTGGGGTGATAGTATTGTACAATGGATGTCATACATCTTTTGATGTTATGAAAGAATATATGATCTATGGAGCGGAGCTTGATGAAAAATATCAGATCCCGATTGTCCCGGCATGCAGCTTGGATTATTTGCCGGAGGACTCCATAGATTTTGGAGAGAGCTTTTCACAAAAGATAAAAGGGCATAGAAAATTAAATGTGAATTTTTATATTGACGATTCAAAGTTTCAAAGACTGTGGAATAACCCGGATAAATACATGGAACACTTGAAGTGTTTCCATTCGGTCTGTATGCCGGATTTTAGTATTGCTACAGGCGATTGTGGTATGCCGTTTGCTTTGAATCTATATAACGTGTACCGGAACCATGCGCTTGCACATTATATGCTGCTGAACGGGATCCGTGTTATACCATCCGTAGGCATCCCGGACAAAGACAATTATGATCTTTGCTTTGCCGGGACAGATTGAAAAGAAATTTAAAAATGTGTCCTGTTATCATGAAGCATCCAGATGTTACGGTATGAGCAATTATATCAATGTCGAGATACAGGACGAAAACGGCGATTATGTTGACAGCTTCGATGTGAGAATTTCAGATCATTCCCCGACGGGTTCCGGTGAGAACTGCGATAAGTATATTTATATCGACGGTAAAGAGTGGGCGGAGATAAAGAAAGAAGTGCTGGAATACATTGCGGCACGTCTTGAAAATGAGAGATAAAAAATGAAAAAGGTTGATTTGAAAGGGCTTGAAACCGGGCGTCTTAAGGTTGTTGAAAAAGCCGGTAAGGATAAGAACGGGCGCACATTATGGCGGTGCGCCTGTTCATGTGGCAATGAATGTTTTTATATCACGTCACGTTTAACTGGCGGCTATGTGCAGTCATGCGGTTGTCTCCAGCGTGAACGCGCCGCGGAGTCGATCAGCATCGCAAGGGATAAACTTGTACACGAAAAAGGTAGTTGCTTAAATTCATACAACGCCCCGGATAATAAAAACAATTCATCCGGTATAAAAGGCGTTTATTATTATAAAAAGACTGATAAATGGTGTGCACAGATTAAATTTTCCGGTAAAAATCATAATTTAGGACTTTATATTAATAAGGCGGATGCGGCAGCGGTAAGAAAAGCCGCTGAAAATTTCATAAAAGAAAATCACGATGCGCCGGATAAAATAAACAGGTTTTTCTTGAAAAAGGAATATCTGGTGGCGTTGGTTAAAAAATTTTGACGGCTTGAAATATAGCCGTCTTTTTTTGTGCAAAACGTAGAAAATCTTTGTAAGAATTTTACAAAATTCCAAGAGTGATAATTTTATTACGGACAGGACAAAAATGATAGAATAGTATTAGTTTTGTTGCAATGCAACACCTATGCAACAAATTGCAACAAAATTGCAACGTAGATATAGACACTAGAGTTAGAGAAAGATTATATTCTCTCTTGTAATATTAAAAATATATATTATAAATAAGGCAGTATATTTATATAAATAATATATATAATATACAGGCTTAAAATTTAATTTTAAAATATACCTTGACAAGAAAATGATAGAATGATATTGTTTTATTAAATTAAAAAGCATTCGGGCAACGGGCGGCGGCAGCCGTCGAGGTCCCGAAAGAAACGGACTTCATGCAGCCGGTACAGTCGAAATCATCATGATCTGATTGTATCAGTTGCATTTTTTTATTTTAAGTATTCCAGTACTGGAGAGAGGAGATATATAACATGTCAGCAGTTGAAACGCAGGAAATAAATAATAATACCGTTGATGTTTTTAAAAGTGATATTGACATGTATATAAATCTCTGGATGGAAGAGAGACATGTAGAGGATTTATGCAAAGTATCACAGAATAGATGGTATAACTGCTGTAAATATATTTATGAGCATGTATTCAAAGTAAATCCAAAGTACCTGAAGGATGATAATAATATTAATAATGCTTATGATACAAATAAGGTTAACGAGGTATTAGATATATATATAGACCTGTGTAATGACTACGAGAAAGTAGTGAATATTGTTGGGTTTACATTCTTTACCGGAATACACAGAGACACGTTAAACGGATGGGTTAATGGCGTGCAGCTAGGCTCATCAGGTTCCGACATTTGCAAAAAGATTGACGAAATGCGTGAGGAAAGTTTGGTAGGTTTACAAGTTTCCGGCAAAGGAAATCCAATGAACTACATGCCATCACTCAACAAGTATTGCGGCTTTAATATGCCGGGCGTAAGAGACCAGGGATCCAGAGCAAGAGCGTTGACAGCTTCGGAGCTCCCCCAGCTGGGCGGAGGGAATTGTTCGAGATTGCCGGACAACTTCGACAATTCGAGACCGAGCAGCAGCGAAATTGTGATAGACAATTCAAACAATTCAAACACCAGTATTTAAGCACCTTGAGCCGCATACTTTCGTTTAAACAGTTTAAGAAACTTAGGTTTAACGAATAGTTAGAACACAAACAGAGAATTGTACGAACAATTCAAACAATTTATCAATGTTCAAAGCATGATTCGGCATGGATGGGGAGGGGGTTTGATAGGTTGAGAAAATCAGCACTACTAAGTCCTTTAAATATCCTCAAAAACAAAAAGAGATTGGATGGAAAAGTATGAGAGTAGTATCACAAAGCAAAGACGTTTCGCTTGATTTTGACCGAGCGGTATTCACAGCAAATCATGGAATGATAACTGCTATGGTTGATGGAAAAACGTTTACCATTGGGACGTATGAAAATTTAGGTAGAGAAAAAGAAGTATTCTCTGATATGCACAAGGCATTTTCGGCTTTTCAAGTTATTAGCACAAACATGGATAAACAACAGGTGGCCGAAATGTTTGCAGTATCTAAAAACATATCGATCAGATGCGTTGAGATGAATGATCCTGGTATGGGAATAACTGTATTTGATAACATGGTCTATTACATGCCGGAAAAGTAGTGTTAATATAGCGCTATCGCCAAGCGGTAAGGCACTGGATTTTGATTCCAGTATTCGCAGGTTCGAATCCTGCTAGTGCTGTTAAAGAAACTTGTGAGAGGAAAACAACCATGATAATTATCAAAACGATTACTTCAACACTGGATGCCATTTTTATGCTGATACTATTTGTATCTGGCAGAGAATCAAAAGACAAAGGAACAGCAATCGCATTGTGTGTACTTGTGATGTTGTTGTTGCTGAACATGTTTCTGATGTGGAGGTAATAGAATGTTTTACAGTCCGATATTTGGTATTTGCTTTCAGCTGCCTATCATTTGTGCAGAGGAAAGAATACATATAACAAAATCAAAAGGACCGGACAGCACCGGAGATTTGCTTGATCTGGATAGTGACGCCGATCACCAGAGCGAGAAATCGGAGCATCCGGTATAGCTTAAGCTCACAAGCAAAAACAGCTTGAATCAGAATAACTCGGCGTGCGATTCAATGCTGATGTCTGTGAGCAAATATAAAACAAGATAAAAATCCTACATTGCGGCATTTTAATATGCCGTAGCGGAACGTAGCTCAGTTGGCAGAGCACTCGGCTTATATCGGAGCGGTCGCAGGTCCGATTCCTGCCGTTCCGATGGTGCCGAGCTGATCTGATACTGTATGCGTAGAGCGGTCGCGTACAGAGATATGGAGTGAGGTGTCCGCGCATTTTGGGGAAGCGGCAACGATTGGAGGTGTTGCGGCTGACTGTAAATCAGTTCCCAAGTGGTAAACAATAGAGGTTCGATTCCTCTCTTCCCCACGCGCGAAAGCAAGATCGCAACTTGTAAGTAGGGTTTTGGCGGCATAGTGCGAGATCAGTTCGATTCTGATTAATGGCGGTTAATAGCATTGATAAGGCTAGCAAAGGCATGTGAAAATGCTATGTGGGTTCGATTCCTATGCTTGGAGCGAGTGAGGTGCAAGTCATTACGTCAAAAGCGTCCGTCTCATTACCGGATAGAGTGTTGGTAGCGAAATCCCACTCGAAATAAAAAATACGCCACATAGTCAGCGAGAGTCCCAAGGGACCGTCTGATTATGTGGAAACGCTATAAGATTGGTTAGTCGAGTGGTAAGACACCACCCTTTCATGGTGGTAACACGAGTTCAAATCTCGTACCAATCATGGGCGATGTTGCCAGTACACCCCTAGTGTGTTTGTTACAGAAATACAGGTGCTAATCAATATACCGGTTAAACTTAGCACAGGGAACTGGATTGAGCGGTTGCCATTCAAAAGATGGCGCAAACCGCTGACTAAAAGAAACTTGCACTTGGGGTAGTGTGGAGCAAGTAAAAAACGGAAACTGCTCGGCTATGCAGATATGGTGTAATGGTATCACAGGAGATCGCTAATCTCTCCAACGAGTAAAATCGTTGTCAAGGTTCGAGTCCTTGTATCTGCGCTCTTGCCCGAGCGAAAATCCTAGGTATGCCTTGGGTGTTGATGTGTGACGGAATAGGTAAACGGAATTGTCGTAGAGAATTGGTTGAAACCGACAACATAGATGACCAGATTGTACACTCCTGCGTGGTGCAAATCCACGCCACATCAATTTTGTATATCCGCTTAGTAAGGTGCTTTAATTAGAGGTATGAGCATGATTTTAAACTGTGTAAATTGTGGCGCACCAATTGAAAGTGACAAGAAAGCGTGCCCTTATTGCAAAACTCCATATGGTTTACGTACAAAGATAGAACTGGAACCATATATTGATTCAAACGGAAGGATTTGCAGACATGAACCGGAAATGATAGAAGTAACAACTTTGGAAGATTGTGAACATAGGTTTATTAGGAAGTAATTGAAATGTGTGATTTTTGCAATGGGAAAGAATCATATAAAACTGCATATGGAGAATTTAAAATCAAAAAATTGGGCTATATAAATGTTATTCAATGCCATATTGATAAATGTCCACAGTATGCTAAATGTTGTAGCAATGGAATGAACGTAGCGATAGCAATGGAAATTGAATTTTGCCCGATGTGTGGTAGAAAGTTGGTGGAAGAATGACATGCTATGAATGTGCTTATTTTGGAATTGAATGGAATGAATTTTTGAAAAAAACGATAGAATTTTGTAACCATCCAGAAAAGTATATTCCTCCAGTAGGATTTGCTTATAAAGAACACGATTGCGAATTTTTCAAAAACAAATCTGGGATATCAAAATGGGACTCTTATTCAGAAAAAGAAAAAGAACAGGCATTGAGGTATTTTCGTGAAAACTATCACAAAAATCCTATTGAAGGTTTAACATGCGAGGGGGCTGAAATGAGTTTCATTGAATATCTAAAAAATGTTGATGCAAACTCATAAGGAAGAGAAGGAGTGTATGAAGCATGATTGTCAATATCAATAACAGCACATACGAGATGAACAGCAAACAGTACAAAGCAGTTCTTGATACGGCGAGCAAAGCGGTTACCTGCGGCATATACGCCATTGAGAAGAACAAGGTAGCAATCATGCTTCGAGAGGAATATAAAAGCAAGGAAGAGCTGAAACAGGCAGTTGGTAATTATACGGCGAAAGGGTTCAAGGTGCATTGGAAATGAAGAAAACACGTTCAAAAATCATAATCAAAAATAGAAAAGGCGGTTACACAAAGATTTATGCTAACGGAAAATGGCAAAAGGGAGTGTATAATATTGATTTCCATGCTGACTGCACGCCATTGAGATACCCATACATAAAAATTTCTTGTGAATTTGATAAGTATAAGACTGATAAAAACAGTTCGGTTATTTACGACCCGGAAAAAGAAGAAATTGCAAAAGAACACGTAGTTGCAAGAATTTAGGGAGATATTGTGAAAATATCAGAAATCTCTATTATAACTGCTTTGTAGAAAGTATTGCGGATATTGATTAGATGATATTACCGGCTAACAAATGGAGTTAGTCGCTAACCAACAAAAATTATTGGCAGAGGTCTTAAGGCACTTCTGCTTTTGCGGAGGTGCTTTTCTTTTGGCAAGTTCAAGCCTAATTTCCACAGTAAATGGATATGAAAATTACATACAGGTGCATGGCATTGATGAACAGGTTATGGATGCCATGGCAGAAGCGGCAAGGGTAGCCATTCTGACGGAAAAGGATGTTGAGTATGGATTAAAGGTTTCTGCCAGATCGAAAGAACTGACGGAGCAGTTTATCTTTCAATCTACAGGTGGCACACCATGGGATTTAGAGAAATATTCATTCCAAAACAAGATATCTTATGAAATTCTGGACAAATATTACGGGATTTTGCTTTTGGAAGCGCAAAACAAAGTTGTGGATAGTGCTTTCCAGTATTTGGAAAATAAAAGAGAGCCTAAAGAACGGTTTTATATGCCAAGAAGAAATCAATTTCTCAAAATAGGGCTTACACAGGCTTTACAAGGCATGATTGATGATAAATATGACATCCTGTGCGTATCCCTTGTTCCGGGAGCAGGAAAAACAACGGTAGAAAAAATGTTTCACGCACTTGTTGCCGGATGGTTTCCGAGAGATTTCAGTCTTTTTTATTCGCACAGCGGAGATATTACCAGAATGTATTACGACGGCGTGTACGATATCGTTACAAACGCGGAAGAGTATACATGGAATGAAATTTTTCCGGATCTTTCAGTGACAAGCACAAATGCAAAGATGGAGCAGTTTAATGTCGGGAAGTACAAATCGTTTCCATCCGTACAATGTACGTCTGTTGGTAGTAAGAATGCAGGTAAAGTAAGGGCTTCTAAGTTTTTACTGGTTGACGATATGATAGGCGGTATCGAAGAAGCAATGAATCCTATTATCCTTGATAAATTATGGGATAAATATGCCGTAGATGCCCGCCAGAGAAAGATACAGGACACGGACGGTAAGAACTGCAAGGAAATACATATTGCCACAAGATGGAGCGTACACGACGTTATAGGGCGCATCCAAAATATGTACGAGGGCAATCCGAGAGTAAAGGTTATTGCGGTACCAGATGTAGACCCAGTTACAGGAGAAAGCAATTTTGAATATGAGTTTTCCGGTTTTACAAAAGAGTTTTTTGAAGATCAACAATTATTGATGGACGACATATCATATAGATGCCTTTACAAACAGGAACCGATTGAGCGAGAGGGATTGCTATTTCCGGAAGATAAAATACGTCGGTATCTTAATTTGCCACATGGAGAACCAGAAATTGTAACCGGTCAATGCGATACAAAGGGAAAAGGAACGGATTACTTTGTTTTGCCGGTATTGCAAAAATACGGAGAGGATTACTACTGTGTAGATTGTGTTTGCGATAACACGGCAGATTATGAGATGCAGTATGAAAATGCAGCAAATGTTTTGACAAACAACAAAGTGCAGGAATGTGAATTTGAGAGAAACGCCGGCGGAGACCGTGTCGCAATGGAAGTAAACAAGCGAGTGGAAGCCAAAGGATGGATATGCAATATCACAGATACACCGACGGAGACAAATAAGGAAGCAAGGATTTTTCAGTGCTCAAACTGGATATTGCAGCACGTTATATTTAAAGACCCATCATTATATAAGCCAAATGATCCATATGGAGTAATGATGTCTCTTCTCAAGAGATATTCAGTGTCCGGTAAAAAGCAGTTGGATGATGTGCCGGATGTATTTTCAAACTTTGCGCTTAGAGTGACAAATGGAAATAACGTAGCCAAAGTAGAAGCGGCAGTAAATCCGTTTAGGAGGTATTGATATGGTAAACAAAGATATTTTAAATCAATACTTAGATTTAAGAGAAGAAGTAAAAGAAGTAAGGAATAAAATTGAAAAGCTTGAAAAATACATAGAAAAAATTGAACAGGAAGGAACGGTTATTGATAGCGTTTCTGGCGGAAATGGTGGAAACCAACATTTTAAAATAGAAGGAATACCATTGCCAGAATATAGGCACAAAAAAACCTTGTTATATTCCAGAAAAACCACCCTCGAAATTTTGGAAAACGAACTTCTTGAAAAAACAAATGAAGTAGAAGAGTTTATTGCAAATATAAAAGATAGCAGAATTAGAAGAATAATTAACCTTAGATTTTTAGAAAATCAATCTTGGAATAAGGTTGCCGACCAAATAGGAGGCAATAACACAGAAGACAGCGTGAGAAAAGCGTTCGATAGATTTATGAAAGAGTAAAGTTGTCCGATATGTCCGGTTTTTTTCTGATATAGTTATAATCGAAGAAGTCAACAAATAGTTGAACACTTTACCATCCCCCATTGAAAGAGCATCGAAGAGAAATCTCCGGTGCTTTTTCTTTTGAAAAGAAAAGAGGATTTTATGGTATATACACCAAAAACAATATATTGCCCGCGTTGCGGAAGAAAAGTTGCCACACACGATGGGCGTTCAACAATGAACATTTCTGTGGAATGTAGGAAATGCCACAAGAAAGTTGTTTTTTATCCGGAGAATGGAAAGACGAAATTAAAATCTCTTCCAATCCGGTCAACATCCAGTGGGATGACGTTTATTTAGGAGCCAATTATGAATAATAAATCTCTCCAAGACCTTGTTAAGGGATGTTATGGGCGAAAAATTTTATATACTGATGTTGAAACCATCACAGCAGATAATATTGTCAATGTGGTGGGAGACTGCATCGGAAATTTTTATTACAACAAAACCATCATAGAATACTTATGGCGGTATTACAAAGGCGACCAACCTGTTTTGTACCGCGTAAAGGTGCAAAACAGTGACATTACCAATAAAATTGTTGAAAACCACGCATACGAGATTGTTCAGTTCAAAGTAGGTCAGACATACGGTGAGCCAATCCAGTTTATCAGTCGAAAAGATGATGATACGATTAACAAGGCAGTGGATGCGCTGAACGACTATCTTGTGGATGCGAATAAACAGGAAAAAGACATTAAAGCAGGAGAGTGGCAGTCAGCAACCGGAACATCTTTTAAGGCGGTAAGATTTGCAAATGGAGAAATACCATTTCAAATTGTTGCGCCTACTCCAATGAATACGTGTGTTATTTATAATCGGAGTACGGAAGAACCGGTGGTTGCGGTGCAGGAGCTTAAAGACGAAGATGGAAGATGGTACAAACTGTGCTATACAGACAGTCATTCATGCAAAATTCAAAATGGAGTAGTTTCTGAATGGAAATTGCATGCATTTGGAAACATTCCTATTGTTGAGTTCCCAAACAATCACGAAAGAATATCAGACATTGAGCTTGTCATAGGTATTTTGGATGCCATAAACAATATGCAGTCAAACAGAATGGATGGAATTGAGCAGTTTGTTCAGTACTGGGTTAAGTTTGTGAACTGTGAAATCGACCAAAAAACGTTTGAAAAGATGAAAATGAGCCATGCTTTGACGGTAAAGTCCAATAACAAGGATAACAAAGCCGATGTTGAGATTATGACGCAGGAACTAAATCAGAGCCAGTGTCAGGTGGCAAAAGATGATTTGTGGGACAATGCCCTGGCAATATTAGCAATACCAAACAGAGAGTCCCAAAACTCTGGAGGAGATACACAAGGAGCAGTATCATTAAGGGCTGGATGGGATTTTTCAAAGACAAGAGCAAAATTAAAAGACCCAATTGTGAAATCGGCAGAGAAGAGACTTGCAAAAGTTGTCTTAAATGTAATACGCGTTAAGGACAATGATTTGAAATTGTCAATGAGGGATTTTGATGTGCAAATCAATCATAGCCCGCAAGACAATATGTATACAAAGTCGCAAACACTATATCAGCTTTTAGAGTGCGGCATACATCCTCTTATTGCCATTAAAACGGTGGGGCTTTGGGGAGATGCTGAAAAGACATTCCTCTTGTCTAAGCCATATATAGATGCGTTGTGGAAAACAATTGATAATGCAGAAGAGCAGGAACAAAAAGCACAGGAAATTGTAAACCAATTAAATAAACAGCAAAATAAGACAGCTACCGAGTAATCGGTGGCTGTTTTTATTTTATAAAAATTCGCAAAGTTGTGAGCGTAAAAATCAACAGTGTCATTCGGTGTCGTTGCACCGCAAAAATTCGTAAAGACATATCGGAGGTAATCAATGAAAAGAGAAGAGTTAATTGCAATGGGTATCAGTGAGGAAAATGTTAAAAAAATCATTGCTGATTACGGCAGTGCCGTACAGAGAGAACAGGCAAAAGCAGCAGAGCTTAAGGCAAAGGCAGACAGCGCAGATGAGTTGCAGAAAAAGCTGGATGAAATGGAAGCAGGAAACCTCACGGAACTTGAAAAAGCAAACAAGGCGTTAGAGACAGCAAATCAGCAGATTGCAGATATGCAGAAGAAAAACGCCATTAGAGACCAGCGCGAAGCATTGATGGAAAAGTTAAAAATCAATGCAGAGCAGGCAAAATCTGTCGTCAAAGATGATGGAAGCCTTGATTATGACGCTCTTGGAAAGATTACATCCGAAAAGGAAACCGCAGCAGCGCAGGCAAAGGAACAGGAGATTGCGAATAATTCTGAAAATCCGGGCGGCGGTACTGCAGGTGGAGAGAATAAAAAAACGGCAGATGTTGAAAATGCCGAAAGTATCAGCTTTGGCGAACCGGCAAAAAATGCAGAAGCCAAAGACCATTATGTTTTATAGGAGGTAAATTATGGGAAAACCAATTGAAAGAGACTTTACACAGAGTAAAGGAATTTTAAAATTCTTTCCTTATGAGGGTGCGGCGTGCATCGTTCCGCAGACAATGGTAACAAGTGCCGATGCAAACGGAAAGAAGCTTGCAAAGGCAGGGACACCGTTCCCAAGCAATGACGAATCTTGCAAAGGGTATCTTCTGGAAGATGTTGACGTAACAATGGGAGATGCGCCTGGAACTTATGTATATCAGGGTTCTATTGACAGCGCAAAGGTAACGGCAAATGGAGTGACCGTAGAAGCAACTGCAAAAGCAGCAACACCGCGTGTCACTTTTTTTGATTAAGAAATGGAGGTATTAGAGAATGGCATTACCATTAGCAGAAGCATTTACCGCAAGAAGTCTTGGGGTTATGTGGAATAATTATGAAAAAACGCTTGGTTCTGCGCCTTACTTAGGTAGACAGAAATTTGGAACCAGAAAACAGGACAGCCTTGAACTTAGATTTATCAAAGGGAAAAACGGTCTTCCGGTATCATTAAAGGCATCCAATTTTGATGCACAAGCAGAGCTAAGAGACGTCGGTGGATTTTCTGACATTCAGAACGAGATGCCGTTCTACCGTGAATCTTACATGGTAACAGAGCGTGAAGAGCAGGAGTATGCAAATTACCAGTCGGCAGAAAATTCCAACATGGCAAACCAGGTGCTTAGAGAAATCAGCAAAAAACCGATGATGCTGATTGAGGGCGCAAGAGTAGTGCCGGAACGCCAGATTTGGCAGTTATTAGCACCATCTGATGGTATTCCAAGAGTACAGGTAACAATTGATGGCAAGAGCTACTATGTTGATTATACTTCCGATAATGGAGTATCGCACAAGAGAGACCATTACAAAGATATTTCTGGAAGCGATACCGATAAATGGTCTGCATCCGAAACAGCAACGCCACTTGATGACCTTATCGAGATTAAACGTGAGTTTGCAAAGAAAACCGGATATTCCCTTGCGCGTTTTAGCATGAATACAGAAACATGGGAGATGGTTCTTAAGGCAGAAGACACAAAGAAACAGGTGCTTGGAATTACTGCTTACAATGGAGGTATTCGTTTACAGCAGGGGCAGGTTACAGAGTATCTTAGAGGATACGGCATCGAAATTGAAGTTTACGACAAACTTTACATCGACCCTGCAGACGGCGCTACCAAATATTTTATTCCTACAGGAGTTATTTCCGCACAGGCATCCGGTGTGTACCTTGGAGATTATGTCTTTGGAAAGACACCGGAAGAGAGAAGCGGAAGTTTAACAGACGGAAACCTTTCTATTGTAGAAACCGGTATTTCGGTATATACATACGCAACAAATCATCCGATCAACACGCATTGCATTGTGTCAATGATCGGATTGCCTACTTTTGAGGGCATGGACAGCGTTGTTGTCATGAAAGTTGCGTAGGAGGTGCGGTATGATTGCTGAATATACAGTAAAGCGCAATGGAAGATGGTATAAAGCAGGAGATGAAATCCCGGACATTGTTCCGGGAGAAAAATCTTCCGGCGGGTACACCAAGACAGAGATTAACAGAATGAGCACTGCTGATTTACAGGCATTTGCCACAGAACAAGGTATAGACAACGCAGAAGAACTTACAGGAGCAGAATTAAAGAAGCTGTTAATTGAGAAATTAGGATTATAGGAGATAGTTATGGAATTAAAAGACACCGTGGAAATGATGAACAGCACGGACTACAAAGAAAGATTTAAAGCAGAGTATCAGCAAGTAGTTATTCGCTATAAGAAACTAAAAAATATGCTTGATAAGTGGGATAACGATAAACTTACCTTTACTCCAACTTGCCCTAGAAGTACATATAATATGCAGATTAAAGCAATGACAGATTATATTGCAGTTCTTGAAGCAAGAGCAGTAATGGAAAATGTAGAGCTTTAGAAAGGGTTTTAGCTATGGCAGAATACGCCACATTAGAACAAGTCAAAATCAGACTGAAACAATTTCATATTGAAACCGTTACGGATGAAGATGGTGTTACTTCTGATGTTGTCGTGTTCGACCAGAAAGAAGATAACCCTTACATTGAACAGCTTATCAAGCAGGCAAGAAATGAAGTGGTAAGCAAGCGGAATTACCCGGAAAGCTACACGGATGAAAAAATATCCGAAGACTTGAAACAGTTTGAGGATGTAATCGTCAATTTAGCCGTGTACGACCATTCACAGGCAGGAGAAGCCTATATGGCAAGCTATTCAGAAAACGGAGTGAGCCGTAGCTGGAAAGACAGGGAAAGCTTGTTTGTCTGTGTATTTCCGTTTGTAAAATCATTATAACTCATCGATTTCGAGGAGTTTAGAAGATTGTGCGTTACGTTTTGTCAACGTCGACAAAACGTAGCAGGCGGCACACATTGAGCGGTGGTGGGCGGTGTGCCATAAAAAATGAAAGGCGGTATATGATTTGACGATTGAAATATCAACAGCAATCATTATAAGCGTGCTGTCGCTTGGTTTTTCCGTCTTTATGGGCTTGAAGAGCAACAAAAGGACAGACAACACGGATCTTGAAGAACGCGTGAGGGAGAACACACGCATTAACATGAAGTTGGATGCCATTTCAAACAACACAACCGAGATCAAGAATGAAGTTTCGGAGATGAGAAAAGAAATAAATTCTCACGACAACAGAATTATAAAGGTTGAAGAAAGTGTGAAATCGGCGCATCACAGAATTGACGGGATAGAAACCCGTCTTAATGATGAAAAGGAGGTTTAATCATGGATATTATACAGTCTGTAATTGCAAATATGACAATTATTCTGGCAATCATTGGTGCGCTGGCATTTGTTGTGTCTGTGGTAACACAGGTAATCAAAGGTGTAGGCGTATTTTCTAAGATTCCAACGGACATTTTGGTATTTGTTCTTTCTATCGGAATCACGGTCGCTGCGTTTGTGGCATACATGCAGTACATCCAGACATCAATTTTATGGTATATGATCTTGGCAGCTATTATTGCAGGATTTATTGTTGCGTTTGTCGCAATGTATGGATGGGAAAAGCTTTCTGAGCTGTGGAAGCGGTTTGGCAAGGATGTGAAGTGAAATGCTTGAAATTAACAAGCAAAAAATGAATTATTCGCTACAGAGCGGAAAGGTCCCGGTGTATGTGACGGACGAGGATGGAAACATCGAATATTCGTCATATACCGACTCTGATGGAAATGTAATTTATTACCTTGATGAGGATGGAAACAAAATACCGAAAACAACCGGAGAGTATACCACAGGTTATGAGAAGCCTGTGGTTTTTTATTCTTCAATCAGCAATAAGTTGAGTGAAGCACTTATAAAAGAGTTTGGTGTGGATAACTCTACAAATTTTGTTCAGATCGTAGAGGACAAAGGGAAACTTCCATTGAGTGTCGGCTCTTTGGTATGGAAAAGGTCAGACGTAAGGTACAAAGATGAAGAAAATATTATCATTGATGAAAATTCGGCTGATTACGTTGTAAAAGGTGTAGCAGAAGAGGGATTGACGGTTGATTTGTTCCTTCTGCAAAAAAATGTGAAGTAGGTGCTCTATGGGAAAGAAAGTAATAACAATGAGCCTGTCAGAAAGTTCTATTCAAAACGCCATACAGGAACTTAGAGCATATCAAAACAGTTTGACGTATAAATGTCAGCTATTGGCAGAAAAGCTCGCAGAAAAGGGCGTAGAGATTGCCAGAGTACAAATTGCTGACCTTGACGCAATATTTACATCGGAACTGATTTCAAGTGTTCACGCGGAATATGAAGGAAGCACTAAGGGCGGCGGGATATGGGCGGTAATAGCCGGTACAGACCACGCCGCATTTGTTGAGTTTGGAACCGGAATTGTGGGACAGCAAAGTCCTTATCCTGGGAAACTGCCGGAAGGTGTTTCGTGGCAGTACGCAAGTGGAAAAACTATTCATCAGATTTCAGATGGAAGATATGGATGGTTTTATCAGGACGACAATGGCGATTGGTGGTTTACAGAGGGAATGCCAAGCCGACCATTCATGTATCTGACCGCAAATGAGTTGCGTCAGATTGTTACACAGACAGCGAAGGAGGTGTTTAAATAATGGCAGGCAACCAGTGGGTATTTGATCTTGAAACAAACATTTTTTCCAATGTTGTAACGATTGCCAAACCAAAACTCCAGAAGAAATACAAAAGCATGAATTTTGACACTGCATTTACAACGGTTGAAAAGAACCTTGATAAAGACCCTGTTTTCCCGACCATTTACATACATGAGATGCCGGGGCTTGAACGTGGGGCAGATTTAGAGGGCACATCCGTAAATGCGGTGCAGGAAACAATACAGGTTGACGTAATTACAAACACAAAGCAAAGTGATGCAAAAGGGATCATGGCTATTTTAGCCGATGCCTTTAAGCAGATGCGATTTCAAATCACAGCAATGCCGGAGTTTAAAAATGACAGTGAGAAAAAATTTAGAAGCGTTGCAAGGTTCCGGCGGATAATCGGAGCAAACGACAGATTGATGTAAAAGAGCCGAAAGGCTCTATTTTTTATGCACCGGGCGCAAAGAGATGCGTCTGATAACCGCATTATTTAGCGGTAGAAAGAGAGGTAAAAATGGCAGAAGCAGGATTGTCTACGTTAGGAATTACGTTTGGCTATGGCACAGAAGCGACAGCCGGAACAAAGCCTACATCGTTTAAACAGCTTACAAGAATTAATGCAATCGGCGGTATCAACATTGAGCCGGAACAGATTGACGCATCTGCATTAGAAGATGCTATTACCAGATATGTAAAGGGGCGCGCAGATACCGGTGGCTCTTTCCCTATCACGGTAAACCTTACAGATGCCACAAAGGAAGAGTGGGAAGCACTTATCACAGCGTACAAGGCGCTTGCCGGCGGGAAAAGAATGTGGTTTGAAACGATTATCCCGGGATTTACCGAAGCGTTTTTTGTTGTGGCTCAGCCGCCAGAGCAGATTCCACAGCCGGAGATTGGTCAGAACGAACTTTTGACGGTTGAAATGAATCTTACCATTGAAGAATACAAGGGCATGGACACCGCTGTAGCTTTTACACCGGGGGAATAACACGTCAGTCGAATAGTTCGGTTGGATCGGCTGACGATAACCAGACAACCGAGCCAGAGCTTGAAGAAACAATTTAAAAGAACAGGGCGGTCTTCGGACTGCCCTTTCCCTATATGAGAGGGAGAAAGGGAAAGAAAATGACAAAATTAAAATTTGGCGAGAAAGAATTACAGATCAAGTTTGGATATGAAGCAACCGTGAAAAGCGGAATTATCAAGAAAGTAGCAAAATTAGACCAGATGGAAGATATTGAAGCGGTTGACGAAATCCTTTTATTTCTTCCAGAGTTAATCCTTGTAGGCGCGCAGAAGTTTCACAAAGAGGAACTTGGATACAATCCGGACAATGAGGGAGAAAAGGAACAGCAGCTTGGAAAAGTATATGCCATGCTGGATGACTACTTTGACGGAGAAGATGCAGATGTTCAGGCACTTTACAATGCACTTTTAGCGGAGCTGCTTGAAAACGGTTTTTTATCAAAACTGCTCAAAGCAGAGCAGAAAGAAGCGGAGAAGAAAACTCCGAGGAAAAAGTAGAAGAACAGAGAGAGCTTACATGGGAAACGTATTGCACGGAAATCCGCCCGTTTTGGCTTTTAGTCACTAAAGGGTATGGATTTACCGTGCATGATATAGACGCGTCCTGCCCGGCTGATTTACAGCCTTATGCGGATGCTTACAACTTAGATAAAAAGCAAAGAGACAATGAGATGTGGATGTGGTTTGGAACATATGGATTGTCTGCGGTATCGGTGGCAGTAGAACATTGCCTTGCCGGTCGGAAAGCAAAATCAAAGTATATTGAAAAACCAATCAATGAACAGCAAGGAAAATATGATTCGGAAATGACGGAAGAAGAAATTAAGAAACAGAGAGAGCTATTTGTGGCAAAGCTCAAAATTATGCAGTCAAACTATGAGTTGAGCCATCCAAAACCAGAAAAGAACTTGGAGGTATAAATATGTCAATTAGAATTGGATCTGCAAGACATGATGAAAATGGGAAATTGACCGGTGGGAGACCGGGAGATCAGACCGGAACAGAAGTAAGTATGCAAAACTTTTATGTTCATAAAAAAGGATGGTATGTGTTAAGGCCAAAAACAAAAGATATGGCGGATAAACTGGCAGAATCAATGATTACAGCGTGCAATAATGATAATATTGGCTACTGTCAGGGACACCGGCTTGGAATTGTCAAATATGGTATTAATTCAAAAGTAAAAACAGAAGCAGATTGCGGCACAACGGTACGTGCATGCATTATTCATGCAACTGGAAAAGATGTTGGAAATTTCACCACAGCAAATGAAAAATCTGTACTTCTTTCTAGTGGCATGTTTGATGACATTGGAGGTTATGCGGCAGGAATGGTTCTTTACAACGGAGATGTTATTGTCACAAAAACAAAAGGTCATACAGCGATTGTGACAAGCGGAAACCCTAGAAAAAATGTAAAAGATCATTTAAACCCATACCCGGAACCTGCAAGGATTTTAAAGAAAAAATTCCCTTGCATGAGAGGGGATGATGTGAGATGGCTTCAGACGGAGCTTATTTATCACGGATGCCTGGATGAAAAAGATAAAAAGGGAAACAGTAATGTGGACGGTATTCTTGGAAATGATACGGCGACCGGTATTGGAACATTCCAGAAAAAAGTCGGAATTACAGTAGATAAGAAATGCGGACCGGTTACAAGAGAAAAATTAAAAGAGTAGATCAAGGACGGTAAGGTGTCACAGCCTACCGTCTTTTTATTTTGCATAGAAAGTTGGTGCATATATGGCAGACATTGATGAATTACAAATAAAAATCAAAGCTGACTCTGCAAAAGCAAGTAATTCCATAGAAAGCCTTGTAAACAGCATGAATAGGCTCCGGGAAAGCATATCGTTTGACACTGCAAAACTTTCAAATATTGCAAGCGGAATCAGAAGCATTTCCGATGCGGCTACCGGATTCAAAGGTGGTAAATCTTCGGAAATCACATCAATGGTGCGGGCACTCAATAAATTTTCTGGTGTTGATGCAAATTCTATCCACGGAATATCTTCTGCTGTGAGAGATCTTGCATCTGGAATAGCAAGTGTTAAGGCTGTTGATACAAGCGGACTCATAAGCATGGTGTCTGCGTTGTCAAAAATCGGTGGCAAGGCATCTACACAGGCGACAAAGAATTTACCGGCTCTTTCTGCACAGTTACAAAACTTTGTACGTCAAATGAACAAGATAGGTGCATTGAATTTTGATATGACAAACATGAGTAATCTTGTAACGTCCATATCAAGGCTTGGAAGCGTTGCAAGCGGTCGTGCGGTAACTAATATACCTTTGCTTGCTGACAATCTCAAATACCTGTTTGAGACGCTTTCAAAAGCACCAAATGTAAGCGCAAATATTTTACAAATGACACAGGCACTTGGAAATCTTTCAAACAGATCTGGCGGTGCGATTACTGGATTAAATAACAGCATCAGTAATCTTTCCGGTTCTTTCCTTGGATTTAAGACATCCACAGGGAAAGCATTGATTGGACTCAAGTCATTCACGAGACAGATTTTGTCCTCTATGGGGATTTATCTTGGTCTGTACGGAGCAATCAGAGGAATAAAAAATGCAATCGACATATCATCCGCATTAACAGAGGTTCAGAACGTTGTTGATGTTACTTTTGGTGACATGTCAAAGAAAGTCAATGAGTTTGCACAGGACTCTATACGTCAGTTCGGTATGTCAGAACTGACATTGAAACAGACGGCAAGCCGATTCCAAGCAATGGGAACAGCCATGGGAATTGACAGCAGTTTGATAAAGAAAGCCAATGAGTTTTTGAATAAGCAGACAGATGGCTATATTGGTTTGTCTGATTCCATGGCTGATGTGTCTTTGAATTTAACAAAATTAACTGCTGATATGGCATCTCTGTATAACATAGATCAGGATGTTGTGTCGCAGGATTTAGCTGCAATATTTACCGGACAGACACGTCCATTAAGAGATTACGGTCTTGATCTTACACAGGCAACCCTTAAAGAGTGGGCGATGAAACAGGGATTAGATTCTGATATTGCGTCTATGTCACAGGCTGAAAAGACAATGCTCCGGTATCAGTATGTGCTTGCCAATACGCAGACAGCGCAGGGAGACTTTGCGCGTACTGCTGATTCGTGGGCGAACCAGATCAGAATTTTAAAACAGTCGTTTGAACAGCTTGGCAGTGTTATTGGTGGAGCATTAATCAATGCTTTCAAACCATTCGTAAAAGCACTCAATTCCGTTTTACTGGTTGTTATCAGCTTTGTTACAAAGGTTACAAACGCTTTAGGCGCAATCTTCGGATGGAAATATGAGGATTCCGGTGCAGGACTTGCAGATAACTTTTCAGATGCGGCAGAGAGTGCAGATGATGTTGCGGACAGCACAGGACAGGCGGCAAAGAACATCGAAAAGATGAATAAAGGTGTCCGTCAGTTTGATGAATTGAAACTGATTACCACAAATGATGGTTCTGGCAAAAAAGGTTCGGGCGGTTCCGGCGGCGGTGCATCCGGTGGAGCCAGCGGCGGTAAACTCGTCAAGACTGATACCATTTTCAAGAATTACGAAAGTGATATTAAAAATCTGAAACAACTTGGAAAATACATCAGTGATGCCTTATCAAAAGCTATGGAGTCTATCAACTGGGATAAGATTTATTCCAAGGCAAGAAATTTTGGCAAAGGCTTGGCAGATTTCCTCAATGGTCTTATCAATCCGAGATTGTTTGGAAATGTTGGTAAAACGATTGCCGGGGCACTGAATACGGCGATTTATGCAACCCTTTCCTTTGGTCAGACATTTGACTGGTCAAACCTTGGAAAATCACTGGCAGAGGGAATAAATAAATTCTTCAAAACATTTGATTTTAAAGCACTTGCAGAAGATATAAATACTTGGGTACAGGGAGTTTACAAGACAATTAAGACCATGATAGAAAATATCAAGTGGTCTGATGTTTGGAAAGGCGTAAAAGATTTTCTTTCAAACATTGATATTGAGACAGTTGAAATTCTTCTTGGAGCATTTGCCCTGAAACTTGCAGGCAAACTGTTAACAGGGAAACTTCTCAAGGAGAATATTGGGAAATTAATAGGAGCGAAATTCACAGCCGCTTTTGGTTCAACGGCGGTAAAATCATTGCTCTCTTATGCAATTCCTATTTCACTTGCTGTAGTAGTGGCAACGTTATCTTTTACGGTTGGAAAAGATAGCATAAAAAAAGATGTTAATAATTTAAAAAAAGCGTATGAAAAAGGCGGTTTTCTGCAATATCTTCAGGAAAGTTTTAAACAACTTCTTAATCCATTTGAATGGATTAATGCATATGGCGGTGGAGTTTTGAGCCATGATACTGTGATGGACAAATTAGGCATTGGAAATGGAATGAATGTTGATGAATTTGTCAAAAATCTGCCTAAAAAGGAAGATTACAAATCATTAGATGATTTCCAAAAAGCACTAAATGAGTTCAATGATAATATGCCTAATAAATTAAATGTACCTGACAGCTTTGATCTAAAGGCGTGGATAGATGAATGGAAGAATATAAACGGATTAGATGATGTAGATTTACGAGCAGATGTCGTCCTTCCAAATTTACAAGAGAAGATTTCCGAGTTCAAAGACAATGTCAAAGAATGGTGGGGATTGAATGTAGAACTTCCAGTTCATAACAAATTGACAACTACTCAAAATGATATTTCTTTATGGTGGGAAAATGTAAAGGAATATTGGGGAGAAAAAAAGCTTTCAATACAGACAGAAATAGGAGAAATAAAAGGTAAAATAGAAGAAAAGTGGAATGAAGCCTTAACTTACATTCAGGAGAATATTTTCCCGTGGTTCACAAAAGAAAAGTGGATGGAAGTAGGAAATGGAATAAAAGAGGGATTATCTGCTAAATGGGATGAGTTTTCCGATTGGTGGCAAAAGACAGGAATATATAACTGGTGGGAAAATCATGTAAAACCTTGGTTTACAAAAGAAAAATGGGATGAACAGGGAGACGGAATGAAAAAAGGTCTTTCTGAAAAATGGGACGAATTTAGTAACTGGTGGAGTACATCTGGAATTGGTTCTTGGTGGACAAATCATGTCGCACCGTATTTTACGAAAGACAAATGGACATTCAGTGGCATTTCTGACGGATTGAAGCAGGCATTTGATAATGCTGTTGCAGGAATTAAGCAGGTATGGAATAATTTTGCAACGTGGCTTAATTCAAAACTGTCTTTTTCATGGGATTCTGTAAATATTGGTGGAAAAGAAATAATTCAAGCTGGCAATATTAACCTTGGAAAAATCCCAACGTTCGCCGCAGGAGGTTTTCCAAAACAGTACAGCATGTTTATGGCAGGAGAAAACGGCGTACCGGAAATCCTTGGAACAGTTGGAGGAAAGACAGCAGTTGCTGGGGGGCAGGAGATCACAGGTATTCGTGATGCTGTATACAGTACGTCACAGCAGGAAATTGCGTTACTTAAACAGCAAAATCAGTTATTGCAAGGAATCCTCGAAAAAGAATTTGGTGTGACACAAGACCAGATAGGAAGAAGTGCTAGAAAATACGCAAGAGAATATTTTAATAGAACGGGCAGAGAAGCATATAGTTTCTAGTGACAAATACCGCCGCTTGTGGTAGAATCATTTTATTACAAGTGGTGGGAGGAAAAGCTATGAATGAAAAAAGTGAAACAAAATTATGCAAGTACTGTCAGACGGAGATTCCAGCTAAAGCAAAAATTTGCCCTAATTGCAGAAAAAAGCAGGGTGGGGCAACAAAGTGGTTTGTTGCGGTGGTTATAGTTGTAATTCTGTTGATTGCCATATTTGGCGGAAACGGAGAAAACAACGATGCAGTTGCTGATTCTACCGAGCAAAATAAAAAAGTTTCTTCTATTAGTACGGTAGATAACAAGGAAGCGACAAGAGAAGAAGTTTCTGATTCTGATTTTTTGGTAAAAGAGTATCTGTACGAAAACACAATAGGAGACACATTAGATTTTTTGATTGTAACAAATAATTCAAACACGGATGTCGCAATTTCTGGAAACGCTACAGCCAAAGATTTAAGCGGGAATTCAATAGGAGCCGCCGACATGAGCATTGATGTATTGGGGGCAGGAGAAACATCTATTGGTGTTTTCTATTTTGATAGTGTGTCCGGAATTGACAAGGTGGATTATACCTTAGATTATGACGAAAACCCATATTATAAACCGGTTGTAAATGATTTATCCGTTGAACAGACATTTAATGATGAAAACGTGACTGTATCCGTGACCAATAACAGCACAAATCCGGCGCTTTTTGTAAGCGCGTATGCAATATTTTTTGACAGTAGTAATAATGTGGTAAATTACAACAGCACATATATTACAGATTCAGACAGTGAGATTAAACCAGGGAAAACTATTTCAGATCAGCTTGATTGCTATGGGAAATACGATCATGCAGAAGTATATTTTACTGGAAGAGCAGACAAATAGAATAATAAGTCAAAGCGGGTATAAAAGAGGGAGCGCAGTGATGCGCTTCTTTTTTTGAAAAATATTTCAAAATAGTATTGACTTTCTTTGCACGTACATGTATTATTAAGGCATAAAGATTGCACGTGCAATCAAAAAGAGAGGAAGTGATTATGTGTCTCCATTAAAAAAAGGACAGAAACTTACTGATAATCCTAAAAATGTTAGGCTTGATTTGAGACTTACAAAAGCAGAAGCAGAGGATTTGCAATATTGTGCGGATAAGTTAAAAACAAGCAGAACGGATGTTATCAACATGGGGATTAGAAAAGTGAAAGAAGAAATCAACAAAAAATAAAGCGTTCCAACCCTAGACAAGTTAAACGCTTTATTCAACACAGCCACCAAAAGCGGTTGATACATGGATTATACCGCTTTTTGGAATGGTTGTCAAACAGCAAACGAAAGGCAGGAAAAATCTATGAGAGAAATGTATATTGAAGAAATTACCAAAAATCTGAATGTACTCAGCGAACACTTTTTAAAATGTGTGTGGATTTTTACAAGTAACCTTGCATCCGACAAGAAAGGCGGTGCGAGATGAAAGAACAGCTGATAACGGAAATCCAGAGCATACAGGACGAAAAATTTTTGCATTTCATTTTGAACACGATACTTTCATTCAAGAAGAAATGGGGGATTTGCTGATGAACAATATTCAGATTTTTAACAATCCTATTTTAGGGGATTTGAGAACGGTTATAGTAAACGGAAAAGAATACTTTTTTGGAGTAGATATAGCTTCGATGCTTATGTATAAAAGACCAAGAAAGGCGGTTTCGGATAATTGCAAGGGTGTCCTGGTCGAGGATAGCTTTAAAAATAATGGTGGATATGCAGAACCTCTTATTCCGGAAGGAGATATTTACCGATTGATTATTAAAGCTGGTCAACAGGGTAACAGTAAAGAAATAAAAGATAAAGCTGACAAATTGGAAAAATGGATATTTGATGAAGTTTTACCGAGCATCAGAAAGACTGGTACATACATGATGCCTCAGACCACGGACGGGAAGATTGCATTGCTTGCACAGGGGCACACGGAGCTTAAAGCAGAGGTCGACGAAATCAAGGCGGATTTGGAAAGTCTTAAGATGGACTTACCGATACTTCCGGTGGAAGCCGACCGCATTACGGAAGCTGTCAGAAAGAAAGGCGTTTCAATCATGGGCGGCAAGCAGTCAAGCGCATACAGCAACCGTGGATTGCGCCAAAAGGTTTACAACAATCTGTATGCCAATCTGAAATACAACTTTGGTGTTCGGTCTTACAAGAGCATCAAGCGTAACCAGTGCGACAAGGCAGTGGAAGTGATAAATGCCTATCAGACGCCGTATTTTTTGCAGGAACAGATTGACGATGCCAATATGCAGCAGAGGTTGGAATTTGATTGACAGATTTTGGCATATGGTATAGAATACAAAATAATTAAAAATCACGCAGGTAAGACCTAAAGAATTTAGGACGTCCTGCAAGCCTATGAGGAATAGGTGCGGATTCGTGACCGCCAGAGATTGAAGAGATTCAGTCTTTGGCGGTCTTTTTATTTAAAAATTCATCCGAATGGATTGAATATATAGCGTGTAACTCCTGTTAGGGTATGTTCCTAACGCACGTGAATTGAAAGATTGAGCCTTGCGAAATGTAAGGCTCGGAAATTTAGGAGATAGAAAGTATGGTATATACAACTCTTGCAGCTAAAGTTAAGGAAAACATTGAAGTTTTTGAAAATCCGTTATTTGGAATGATAAGAACATTGGAGATTGATGGAAAGCCTTATTTTGTGGCTTCAGATGTTGCAAAAGTACTAGGGTATACAAATTCAAGCAAGGCAATTAAAGACCATTGCAGGTGGGTAACGAAACGTTATGTACCTCATCCACAAAGCGCAGACAAGAAAATTGAAGTTAATATAATACCGCAGGGTGACGTAATGCGACTTGCGGCAAAGAGCGAACTTCCGGGAGCAGAGAAGTTTGAAAGTTGGATATTTGATGATGTGATTCCGACAGTTTTAAATCATGGGATTTATGCAACGGATAGTGTGATTAATAAGATCCTTGATGATCCAGACTTCGGCATTAAGGTATTGACGGAATTAAAAGAAGAAAGAATTGCCAGAATGACAGCGGAAGAAGAAAAGGAAAAGCTGCAGCAGGAACTTGACTATAGCAAAGACTGGTATTCTATTAAGCGTGTTGCAGCAATGAACGGTGTGGACTGGAAAACATTTAATTGGCGAAAACTCAAAGAAAAGAGCATTGAACTTGGATATGGCGTGAAAAAGATTTTTGATGCAAATTATGGAGAGGTAAACACTTATCACAGAGATGCTTGGGAAGCAGCATACCCGGAGTATGAAATTTAGGAGGGATTTTATGAACAAATTAGAAATCAGGATTACATATGGGAACACGAAAGTAATTCACACACCGGAGAAAATCGCGATTAAAGCGCCCAATATCGAAGTAATTACAAAATAGATCAAGAAAAAGAAGTGTCATCTATCAAATTGGTGGTAGGTGCTATTTTTGTACAAATTTTACCGACTGTCATTTGAGACAGCCGCAAACCCAAACAGTTAGGTGGTGGAAATATGGCATACAGCGGATGGCTTTTAAAGATTGGCAATTACATAGTGCCGATGTCGTTTATGAAAGCAGAAACATACAGTCCATATGTCAACATGCAGGATTTGGACGATTATACAGATGCCAACGGATATCTGCATAGAAATGCCGTGGAGCTAAAGGCATTAAAAGTGGAGTTTGAGACACGGGCAATGCTGACAAATAAGACTTTCAACGAGGTTTTAAATAATATCAGAAGCCAGTTCACAAATGCGACAGGGAGAGCCTGCTATATCACAGCGTATATCCCGGAATATGACGATTATGTGACGCAGTATGGTTATATGGCAGATTTTCAGCCTACGATATACGGAACATATGATGGAATAATTCGTTACAATTCAGTTCGGCTTGCTTTCATAGGGGGTGTGTATGGTGGTTAATTATAAATATGGCGACTTGTTCAAAAAAGATACGGTCGATAAGCAATTATCCATCGTATCTGATGATGGAAAAATCAATATCACAAATACAGAGCTACACCAAGAAAAATTCGAATTGACCGAAAGTTTGTGTTCAGAACAGGAATTGACGTTTGGTTCGTGTGAAGCTGCCATGATTAAATTTACGGTGTCAAATACATTTTTGCCAATGAAGGGCAGATGGATGACAGTAAAGATGTCTCTTGGTGGACATGCAGATATCCCGTTCCAGTTCGGACGATATAAGGTTGATTCTGATACGCCCACGGCAGACAGGACGTGCCGTGATGTGGTTGCATATGATGCTCTTTATGACATTTTAAATGCAGATGTGGCAGCATGGTATAACACTGTCTTTCCATCCCATAAAGAGCAGCAGAAAGATAAAGATGGAAAAACTACGACTGTTACAGTTTATGATCCGGTCACAATGAAGCAATTCCGGGACAGTTTTTTTAAGTATTTCGGAATCGAACAGGCGGATATCACACTCATTAATGACAATATGTCAATCGAGAAAACCGTGGCAGTCACGGCATCCAGCGAGACAAGTTCTGATACAGAGGAATCGAGCACCATAGGCGAATCTATGAGCGGCAAAGAAGTGTTGTCCTGTATTTGTGAGATCAATGGCTGTATGGGGCATATGGGACGCGATGGAACGTTCCATTATATTTATCTGGAACAGGAAATACAGGGATTATATCCGAGAAATGACCTTTATCCGGCAGATGATCTGTTTCCGCGCAATCCAAAGAGTACGCAGATAGGAAAAGGATTCTATGTTACTGCCACATATGAAGATTATCTTGTCAAAACCATTGATAAGCTACAGATCAGGGAGCAGAAGAATGATATTGGCGTGATCGTAGGCACCGGAGACAATACCTATGTGATCGAGGATAATTTTCTTGTCTATGGAAAAGGCACAAAAGAACTGAAAGGCATTGCAAAAAATATTCTTTCCAAGATCAGAGGGATTGTTTACCGACCGTTTACAGCGGACTGCAAAGGAAATCCGTGTCTTGAGGTCGGGGATGCAGTGCGGTTGCCGACCAGATATGAACTGATCGAGTCCTATATTCTGAAAAGAACCCTGAAAGGTATACAGGCTTTGCGTGATGATTTGGAAGCGGATGGGGAAGAGTACCGGACAAACGGGGCGAACGGAATACAGAAAAGTATTTTAAAGCTCAAAGGCAAGAGCAATGTGTTGGAGCGAACCATTGAAAAGACACAGAGCACGATAACTGATGTTGAGAAGGGATTGCAGTCACAGATCACGCAGACCGCAACCGAAATTCGCACAGAAGTTAAAAATACAACGGATGGTTTATCATCGAGAATCACGCAAAATGCGAGCAGTATTACAGCAGAAGTTAAAAGGGCACAGGGACAGGAAGTTGAACTTGCAGCAGCTATTAAAATTAATGAGGACAAGATTACAGCGGAAGTTACGAGAGCAAGCAAAGCAGAGGGCGATTTGTCCGGAAAGATAGAGGTAACTGCAACTAAGATACGGTCAGAAGTCAGTGCTTCGTTGAAGGCATGGAATATTGATGGCTATGATATTAATTATTATGGTTTTGGAAAACCCCAAGATACTTACCCTGCATCATCCAAATATAATGGACGCAGTTTTTTAGATCAGGATAGTGGAAAATTGTATGGCTGCGATCCGGATGGCGGAATTAACAGCGGTAAATATAAATGGACATTGATAACCACGCTTAAGCAGCTTTCATCCAATATGTCCAGTGCGATTACGCAGACATCAAAGGGGATCGAAAGCAAAGTTACAAGAGATAGTGTTGTTTCAGAAATCAACCAGTCAGCCGAGGGCATCAAAATTAAAGCAAAACTGCTTGAATTAAAAGGTTCTATGGAAATGACCGGGGGATATATGCATATTCAAGCGGAAGAGTCTGTAGAAAACCTTATTGAATTTAAACGCAGTGGAACACTTGTACAGATGGGAACGGATGGATTTCGAACAGTGGAAGGGACGCTTGAAAGTCCTGTTCATAAATGTACGGTTCAATATAATCAGGTTTCATTGCATAAAGGCGCAAACGATAATGACCACATGATGATCCATTTAGACGGAGATACCGGAGTAGGTGGATTCAGAGGTGGAGTAATTAATGGATCTGACAAAAGAATAAAAAACACAATTTTAGATTTAAGCAAAAAGCAATCATCTGAGTTTATTTATTCTTTAAGAGCAAAATCGTATCGTTATAATTTCGAAAAAGATGGGTTCCATCATGGATTTATTGCACAGGATGTTTTGAAAAAAGCGGAAAAAGGGTGGAATATTTGTCCAAAAACGTTTTCAGACAGCAATGGGAAAAAGTATTACGGACTGAAATATACGGAACTTATTGCAGATCTGGTAGCCACAGTGCAGTTACAGCATGAAGAGATAGAAAATCTGAAAGAAAAGGTGGAAAGTTTATGATTAACGCAGAAATCCGAGAGTTTGAGAATGACATTATTAATTATGTAAATGCCTGTGAAAGTATTCCGGTTGAGGTTAAATATCTGGTGTTTAAAGATATTTTGCATCAGATCGAATCAGAAGCAAATAGAAATGTGATTGCCGAACGGGAACAGATGGAGAAAGACATGGAAAAGGAGGGCAAGGAACATGAATAAAGCACACGTACCTATCAACTGGGAGAATTACCCAAGCGATGAGACTCCGTTGAACGAACGAAACCTCAACAAAATGGATAGTGCTATCGGCATTATTGACGACAATGTAGTTACCCTGGATGCGACAAAAGCAACCAAGACAGAGGTAGCAACTCTTGTTGCAGACGTGACCTTTGAGGAATCGACCGGAATCATTACGATCACAAAAAAGAACGGTTCTAAGATTACGATTGATACACAGATGGAGAAAATCGCAATCAACTTCGATTATAACCCGACTACACAGCAGATTATCCTGACTCTGATTGATGGCACGAAACAGTACATAGACCTGTCGGCACTGATTACACAGTATGAGTTCCTTGATTCTGATACGGTAGCTTTTTATATTGATAAGGATGGAAAAGTGTCTGCCATCGTCAAAGAGGGTAGCATCGAGGAAAAACACTTGGAGCCAAACTATCTTGCAAAAATTAAGGTGGAAGTAGCAAAGTCAGAGTCAAGTCAGCAGGCAGCGGCAATGTCTGAAATAAACGCCAAAGCAAGTGAGAATGCCGCAAAAGCCAGTGAAACAGCGGCAAAAACATCCGAAACCAATGCCAAAGCGTCAGAGACAGCAGCGGCGAAGTCAGCCACGGCGGCAGCAATATCCGAGACTAACGCAAAAGCCAGTGAGACATCCGCCAGTCAGTCTGCATCCACAGCCACAAGTGAAGCGGCATCTGCCAGCCAGTCCGCCAGTACCGCCATAGATAAAGCCACAATCGCAACGCAGAAAGCAACAGAGATCATCGGTAAAGCCGAATCTGCAGCAGATAGTGCAACCAAAGCACAGAGTTATGCTGTTGGTGGTACAGGAAGCAGAGAGGGCGAGGATTCTGACAATGCCAAGTATTACTATCAGCAGGCAAAAGACATATCAGAAGGACTTAAAGGTGGATTGCAGCCACACGGAACAGTTGCATTTGCAGATCTTCCGGCACTTGCGGATGTTAGCACAGGGTGGATGTTTAATATTTCAGACGAATTTACGACCACCGCAGATTTTAAAGAGGGAGCCGGGAATACAGTTCCGGCCGGAGCGAACATCTATAAGACGTCAGATGGCAAGTGGGATGTGCTGGCGGGGACACCTGTAACTGGAATCAAAGGAGCGAAAGAAACATCTTACCGACGTGGAAATGTTAATCTTACGCCTGTGGACATTGGAGCGTATGCAATAGAAGCTATTGATGAAATGATGAAAAAAGTAAGTATTCCACTTTCACAGGAATTAGCAGTCGTTGGTACAGAAGACGATCAGCTCATAGTAGAGGAAAGTAGTGGTTGGCAAACAGTCAATTATTTGGAAGGAATAAGTGGTTCGCTAAAAACTATAGCGCAACAGCTTATGGCGTTAAACAGCGGTTTAACGAACCATATAAATAATGTAATGCAGGCTCAGACATCAAGTATTTACGGAACCCAGGTAGCCATTCCAAATAACACGCAGACATTAGTCAATCAATTAGAGGTTAAGGATGATGGACTATATCTTGTCCGTTCTCAATGTACATTTGTTGCCGCCAGTGTTGGTTATCGTGATGTATCAATAAAAGTAACTGACAAAAAAACAAATATGCTCGCAACTTGTGGAAACGCAAATACGATTGCTATACCATCGCCAGTACAAACGTGTATACAATGTCAGACCATAAATGCACTTAGCTTACATAGTGGAGACAAAATTGGACTGTATGCAAATCAGAATAGTGGTGCTACCTTAAACGTAAGTGAATCTTATATTTCAATAACCCGTTTAAAATAACTATGAAAATGTGCCAATTTTGATATTATGCCATTTATCGTCACCCATGTTTGCACTTCTATAAGATGCTATGAGGTTGTTACTTGAATCTACAAATATTTGAAGCATTGTTTGGTTAACAGCACCATGAAACAATATCATTTGATTAGAACTATTTTGAATTTGGACTTTTTTCGTTAAACCGCTGTTTTACAAAAAAAATGAGGACAACTTGGCACAAAAGAAAATAACTGCAGAAATATAATAAAATCAAAAGTCTAAGAGCCGATTACATGACCATGTGTTGTGTAGCCGGCTCTTTTGCATAAATCCTACGGGCAGAAAGGGAAATTATGCACTTAAAATTCATCACAGATAACTGGCAGATGCATAATTTTCAACCAGTAATTAATTTTTTAACAAAATTTAAACTAATCAATCGACATTCTGTGACAATAAGAAATTTACCTGTCGAAACTTGCGACCGAAAGAAATTGAATATTTGCGGGAAAATTTGTAAAATAAAATTGTCCGATAAGGGCACTTCAAGTTCTGGCTGAGGGGCGGGATAAGGCGTTTTCTTGTCCCTCAACTACAAACGAGTTTGTAATTTGTAGCAATTTGTCAAATGGGGTTGACGATATCGAACATAAGTTCTATAATTTATGTATCGCTATCGAAAGTGCGGAATGATTGGAGGAAATCAATATGGGGGAAAATGAGGTTGAGAATGAAAACGTAAACGAATTTTACAAGGAAAAAATTTATGAATTGGTCGCTCATTGCGATAATGAGAGGTGGCTTAGAGCTATCTTAACGTTTATAAAAGAACTATTAAAGTAAAAGAAAGCCAAGGGTTTGCGCATTGCCCTTGGCTTTTCTTTACTTCTGACTTGTGATTGAATCAATGAATTTTTCCAATGCATTCCATCCGGTATCATCCATTTTCGATAACGCCACGATCAAACGTTTTTTAAAATCTGAATCTTCACATTTAAGTACGTCTGCGAGCATCTTTGAAATCTGCTCGTCTTTGGTTTCTGGGATAAACATTTCGCCGTTTCCAGTTCGTAACCAATCTTCATTGACATTTTCATTTCGTAACATGATTATATGTTGTTCTGTTACGTTTCTGCGTCCTGATTCAATATCAGAGACACCAGACTTGGTTATTCCGAGAATCTTTCCAAATTCTTCTTGGCTTTTTCCCATAGCCTTGCGAAGTTCTTTCATTCGCTCATTCATAATCTCACCTCTCTTTCTACATAGAACTATACCATACGCAAACAGAATTGTAAATAGAAAAAGTTCGCAGACGGAACAAAGACATGTTGACATAGTTCTGAAAGCGTGATATATTATACGCATACCGAACAAAAACAACATTAAAAGTTCGGCAGAAAGGAGTGATACGGTGAGCGAACAGGAAAAGAAAGTTGTTGAAAAACTCAAAGAAGCCATTCCCAAAATGAACGACTTTCAGAAAGGCTACGTTCTTGGCATGGTTGAGGGTTCAGCAAGCGTTTCAAAAAATCAGCCAGTAGAAGAGACTGGGAACTCAAAAACAGAAGAATAGAAAACAAGATATTGATAGTTGAAAAATTTGTCATAATTTGCAGATTAAATGTGTTTGTAACACAGGAAATCAGTTGATACAATTAATATGCGACGGCGGCAGGAAATGAGTTACATTATTGCTTTATTTTCCGCATCATCTTTAGTATTTTATTTAATCTCTTTTGTACTTTTTTAATTCCTTTGTATAGGTCGATTGTCATGGATGTTATGGTTAGAATTATGAAGAAGTCGTAACTGGTAACACGCCATACCAATAATGAGATAAGTATACTAACGATTTTCATGATAACAGTTCCTTTCATGATGGCCGCCGCCGTACATTAATTGTATCAACAAAGCAAAATAGAGACAACCAGTATTTTCCAACTATCAAAGCGGTAGTTGGATTTTTTTATTGCAAAAATCCGGAAAGGAGAAGAATGAACGAATTAGTACATATTGGAACAAAAGAATTGCCGGTCATTGAGTGGAAAGGACAAAGAGTTATCACCACCGCACAGTTGGCTGATGTGTACGGAGCAACAGATGTGAAAATCAAACAGAACTATAGCAATAATGCAGAACGGTTTAAAGAGGGAGAGCATTATTATTTGCTAAAAGGATCTGACTTAAAGGCTTTTAAGAACATGGTAGAAAATTTCGACCTTGTTGGGAAAAATGCGAATCAGCTTTATCTTTGGACACGTCGAGGTGCAAGCCGTCATTGCAAAATGCTTGGGACTGATAAGGCATGGGAACAGTTTGATGCACTGGAAGAAAATTATTACAAACAGACACAAACAGTTTTTCCAACCGGCGAAGAACTTATGGCACTTGCAGTTATTGAAGCGCACAAGATGCTTGAGCAGAAAGACAAGCAGATACAGGAACTTGAAACCGAAGTTGTTGAAATGAATAACATCATTTTAGAAATGCAACCAAAAGTCAACTACGTGGATTTGATTTTGAACAGTAAATCAACAGTACTGGTAACACAGATCGCACAGGATTATGGAATATCTGCTAAAGCGTTTAATAAGATGCTGAAAGAGTTAGGAGTTCAGCGCAAAGTAGGAAAACAGTGGATTTTATACAGGCAATATCAAGGGCTTGGATATGTTCACAGTAAGACTATTGATATTACAAGGTCGAATGGGCGGTCTGATGTGGTTATGCAGACGGAATGGACGCAAAAAGGAAGATTGTTCCTGTATGAAGAGCTTAAAAAGAATGGGGTTTTACCGTTAATTGAGAGAAAGGATGATGAAGATGCTTAATTTTTACGTCATGGACGGCAAAAAGCTGATCGACTTTAAACCTAAGTGGATTAATTATGCACGAGCATTTGACAGAAAATGTAAAATGGCAGGTCTTTGGGAAAATATGACAATACAGGAGTCTAAAAGTGCTTATCCTGATGATTTCAAGAAGAATCTGTACTTGCTGATAAAACTAAAAGGGAAATCTGATTGCAAGTCGTTAAAGCGTGGAGAGTCGGACTTTGTGACAAAAGAATTTTATATTATTGAAGTGATATGTGCTATGGTGGGGACTTTGACACCAAGAGAATTTATGAATATGTTTCCTATCGAAAAGACATTCGATGGAGAAAAATACCAGTGGAAAGATTACTTCTATACAAGGAATTACATTGAGAAGTTCGGTATGGACAAACTGATAGGGGATAAAGCACCGGAATTTCTTATGGAATATCAGAACTGGGACATTACACATTTTATGGTTTATTGGATGGAAGTTGTAAGTCAGATGAATATTTTACAAGGTGGCAAAGATATCTTGCTTGAGTTCATGGAAGAACAGGGAGTAAAGCCACATACGATGCATTCCGACGGCAATTACATGATCGACGATGAAACAGGAGAAAAGTTCGAAATTAAAAGTCCTAAGAATCGGATGAAAAAGCTTTTTTCTGTTACATGAGGAAATACCTATGAAGAAATTAGCAAAAGTAATTGAAATGATAGGCACCGTTGCTTTTCTGTTTTGCATCTGCATTGATGTAACGGAGTATCCGGTTACTGCCATACCTGTATTGATTGGATTGCTTCTTATTTATATAGGAACAAAAATAGATGGGGAGTGGCAGGAGTATATAGAAGAGATTGTAGATTACGATTACAGAAGTGAGTCTGATGACGATGACGGTATTACCTATATCACATTTGACACTGATTACAGCAAAGAAAAGGAATCATCCGAACCGACCAAAGCTGAATGATTCCCAATCAAAGCAATAGCATAAGCTATTTGCGCCTATTTTAGCATAAGAAAAGGAGAAATTCAAATATGAGAGCAGAAAACAATAAAGTGAAACTTACAGGAACGATTATCACAGAGCCGGAATTTAACCATGAGGTGTTTGGAGAGGGATTTTATAATATGTACCTCAAAGTGGATAGATTAAGTGGGACGGCTGATATTATCCCATTAATTATTTCAGAGAGATTAATCAATCTGAACGATAAATACACGGGCACTGCCGTTAATGTTTCCGGTGTGTATCGTTCTTATAACAAACACGAGGAAAAGAGAAATTGTCTGTTACTAGATGTATTCGTCCGTGAAATCGAAAAAGTAAATCCGGGAGAGCATACAGATTTGAACAAAATCCAGCTTGACGGATATGTATGCAAAGAACCGATTTACAGGAAAACTCCGCTTGGAAGAGAAATTGCAGATTTATTAATCGCAGTCAATCGTTCCTATGGCAAATCAGATTATATTCCGTGTGTTGTCTGGGGCAGAAATGCGGTGTATACATCTGGACTTCCGGTTGGAACGCATTTGAAACTTACCGGACGCATTCAGAGCCGTGGGTATGTAAAGATGTACGAAGACGGGACGGAAGAGCAGAGAACAGCATATGAGGTGTCTGTAAGCAAAATTAATGTATTAGAGGAGGAAAATTAAGATGGCAGAAAATACCGTTACAATTTCCGTTGAAGAATATGCAGATCTGGTTGCATGCAGGACGAAAGTTCATACAGCATGTGCCATTATTGCAAATGAGCACCAAAGAGACATTGAGCTGATGGGAAAAAAAGGAACAACTATTGATTCAAAAATTATAGAGTCAGCTCTTGGATATGTTGACGATGAAGCATGCTTTGAAGAGGCACTTAAAAAATATAAAGAGTGGAAGGAGAAAGAAAATGAAACTGAAAATTAGATCGTTACATATGGAGAATTTCAAGGGAATTAAGAGCCTTGATGTGAATTTCTCTAATAAGACAAGTATTAAAGGACAGAACGCCGCAGGAAAAACAACTATCTTTGATGCGTTTACATGGCTTCTGTTTAATAAGAACAGTGCCGGAGAGGAAAAGTTCAATGTTCGACCGTTAGATAAGGACGGAAAGCAAATTGACAACATAGAAATCAAGGTTGTAGCGGTTCTGGATGTAGATGGCAAGGAAGTAGAGCTTTCCAAAGTGCAGAAACAGAATTGGGTTAAAAAACGGGGAACTAACACAGTGACCTTGCAGGGAAACCCAAATTCATACGAGATTGACGGATATCCCAAGAGTGAAGCCGAATTTAAGGCTTACGTTTCCGGTCTGGCACAGAGCGAGGAAATGTTTAAGATGCTGACCAATCCGCAGTATTTTTCTTCTCTGAAATGGAAAGACCAAAGAGATATTCTGATGAAACTTGTTGCTGATATTTCTGATGCAGAACTGGCACGGACAGATGCCAAGTATACACCATTACTCAGAGAATTGGAGAAAGCACCGTCTACAGACGATATTCGTGCCAAGTTTTCCAAGACTTTGAGCGAGTGGAAAAAGAAACAGGCAGAAATTCCGGTCCGTATTGATGAAGCCGAGAAATCAAAGGTTGATGTTGATGCGGCAGAACAGGAGCTTGCCAAGGCTGATCTAACAAGAAGAATCAGTGAATGCGATAAGAAGATTGAGAATGCCGGTAGCGCGTTGGGCGATTTAATAAGTAAGGAAATGCAGCTACAGTTTGACATGTCCGGCATGGAACAGACGATGAATCGCGAGTTATCAAACAAAAGAAGCATCATGGATGCTGAATTGCGTGATTGTAAAAATGAGTTAGAACATTTTGCGGTTACGATTTCTTTGAAAGAGAAACAGATTTCTGATAACGAAAAAGCTATCACTGATGCGGATGCAGAGCGGAAGAAACTGGGCGAACAGTATAATTCCGAGAAAGCCAAGGCATTTGATGAAACCCCGTATCTCTTTGATGAATCCAAGTGGATATTCGATGAATCTACAACGGTTTGTTCCTTATGCGGTCAGAAGTTACCGGCTGATAAGATTGAGCAGTTAAAGGCTGATTTTGAAGAAAGAAAGACAAAAGCCAAGGCAGATGCAAAGCGGAAACTAAATGATTCAAAAAGTGACTTTATTACCCAGAAAGAATCCAACTTGGAAGAAATCAAGGCATATGGGTTTGCGAAGAAAAATCTTATCGAGGAACTGACAAAGAAAAATGCTGATCTGCAAATGGAAATAGATTCCTTAAAGAAACAGGAGCAGGGGACTTTTACGAATAAAGAGGAACTTTGCAAACTGTTATCCGAGATCCCAGAAGAAGCTGACTATTCGCAGAATGAGGAATATGCGAAGTTGAAAGCAAGGCATAATGAAGTACTGGCAGAGATCGAAAAGCTTGAATCAGACGGAGCGGATCAGATTGTTAATGATTTAAAAGCTGAAAAATCAGATCTGCAGAGCCAGCTTGACGAGGTAAATAAAATCATTACAAAAGCTTCTATGAACGTTGAAATTGACGAGAGAATCGCACAGTTGCAGGCAGAGCAGAAAGAAATCGGGCAGAAAGTTGCCGATCAGGAACAGATGCTTTATCTCTTGGAAGAGTTCATTCGTTTCAAGCTGAATAAGGTTTCTGAATCTATCAACAGCCATTTCAAGACCGTAAATTTCAAACTCTTTGAAATGCAGTTAAATGGCGGCATGAAAGATTGCTGTGAGTGTACTGTAAATGGTGTACCATATTCGACTTTGAATAGTGGTCACAGAATCGTAGCAGGACTTGATATTATCCGTTCTCTTAGCGAGTTATACGGTGTGAGCGTGCCTATTTTTGTTGATAACGCAGAATCGCTGAATGAGTTCAATGTGCCGGATATGGATGCGCAGCTAATTCTTTTGAGCGTTTCAGAGGACAAACAGTTGAAAGTGGAGGGTGTGTAAATGAAAGAAGAATTATTGAAAATAGCATCGGAAAGTTTATCTTCGGATGAAGTAAGTGAAATTGTCAAAGAAAAATTTATGAATGCATTGGGAGGAGCAATCGAAGATGCTTTTCGCTGGGGAGATGCAAAGCATGCCATTGAGGAAAAGGTAAAAGAAGTCATGGTTCCATACATTGAGAGTTATGATTTTTCAGAGTACCTTCCTAAACTTGATTCTGTTTTAACAGAGATTGTTAATTCGGATTTCTGTATTGGAAATAAAAAGATTTTGGAGAATTTTAAAGACCTTATGATGGAGCCGGAGCAGAAAGAAATCAAACTTACGGATTTGTTCAAGGCATGGATTAAACAATGTGAAAGGGATATTGACACAGAAGATTTAGACATTGATTACGATGATGGCGTTTCTTATCAATCCGTGGAATGTGAAATGCGGTTTGAGCTGGAAGATAAGCCATCATGGAGCAGTGTGCAAAGAGCAGTTATCACATTTGAAAATGAGCATGATGAAAAACTGAATGTTGAAATTCCTGTGTCAAAGTGGATATGGGATAACGGAAAAGAAGAACCATATACACTTTCTTCCTATAAGGATTTGACGATTTCGTCACTTAGAAACTTGAGTGAATTTGAGGTGCTACTCTTGAGATTATCCAGAGCTAAAACGGCTATCGTTATTGATAAGGAATATGATGACAGTTATATTCGACCGGAAAAAGAACCGGAAGCGGATTTTCACTAAGAAAGCGAGGACATAGAATGTCGAGAGTTGGAATAAGCAACAACATCACACAACCGGATGCACGGTGTATGTCATGCAAGCGTTGGAAGAGTGCAAGTAAGAGAGGATTCTTTGATTTTGCGGAATACGGACATTGTTCTCTTCCGTATTGTGAGAAAGATACGAGAAATAAAGGAAAGAGAGGTCGTGTACATGGATGATATTGAAAAATTGAAAGCCGAAAATTCAGATTTGCGAACAAAGTTAGACAAACTTGAGATTAATAAATATTGACTTGAAGAAAGACTTATAAAAGCCACAGAAACCTACGAAAAACTTTTGCGTATTCTTGAAAATTTGTCAAATGGATATGTGAAAAAGGAGAGATAATTATGCAGTATATCAAAGCGAAATTCCCAAACAACACAAGAAGCTATGTGTATCGCACCGAGGATTCTGTAAAAGCCGGTGACACGGTTGTAAATGCCAAAGGTGCAAAGCTGACGGTCACGGATGAAACCGTAGATATGAAGTGGGTGGAAACCTACGGTGCTGATAAGGTGGCAGTTGTGAAGAAGTGTGATGAACCGGAAAGAGGTGGTGACGATGAGAGTTAATCCATGTAGATATTGTGCATTGTCTGTAAACCTTAATGGAAAGCATTGTTCAAGGTATTCTTCCGAAGAGTGCGCAAAATGCGAGAACATTCAAAAACACAGGGAATATCTTTTGAGCCAGCGAAAATTCGCAGAGGGTGAGCAGATTACAAGCATTGAGGAACTTTTGAAACAGGAATGGGTAATGTGGTATCACAGTACAAAGCACATAGAGGTTTTCAAGAATATGCAACTCAATCTTGTTTTGAAATTTCTTAAAAATGGAGCATTTAAAAAAGCAATAAGGAAAGAAAGCGAGGAAAAATAATTATGGCAGAGAACACAGCAGTAGCAAAGGCAGAGGAAAAGAAAGAGATTGCACACAGTACCAACAAGGTTACGGATTACAGCCTTGGAATTTTCGGAACATCCGATAATTTCATCATGGCTATGCAGATGGCAAAGGCGTTAGCGAGTTCCACTATCGTCCCGGCAACATTCCAGAAGAATGATGCAAACTGTCTGATTGCCATTGAGCAGGCACAGCGGTTAAGAGTTAGTCCACTTATGGTCATGCAGAATCTGTATGTTATTCAGGGCAGACCGAGTTGGAGCAGTAAATTTCTGATTGCCGCAATCAATAATTCCGAAAAATTTGATATGGAATTGCAGTTTGACGAAGCAAAGGACAAGAACGGCAAGCCATTCTCATGTACGGCTTGGACTATGAAAAATGGTCGCAGGGTTGAGGGCATGGAAGTAAATATGGATATGGCAAAAGATGAGGGTTGGCTTGGTAAGAACGGTAGTAAGTGGAAAACCATGCCACAGTTAATGCTTCGTTACAGAGCGGCATCTTTCTTCTCAAGTCTGAATTGCCCGGAATTGACGATGGGGCTTTATACAAAAGAAGAAATGCAGGACAACGATTTCAAGGAATATCCGATGGAAGATTTACAGGAACAGGTTAAGCATGAAATATCTGAAAACGCAAATACCGAGGATTTCCCTGTTGAGCCGGAAGTTGCAGAAACTGTTGAAGAGCCAAAGATGGCAGATAAACCGGAAAAGGTAGAGACGGAAGTTGTTGAGAATGACAACGATTTGCCGGACTTCATGAAGTAGGAGGATAGAATGAACTTTCCAAAATCTGAATTGAGTAAGCAGGATGCATTGCACCTATGGATTACTTGCCGTTCGGAGTATGCCAAAAAGCAAATGATCCTTACAAATTACGGAATTGTCTTTTTTGTTATGCGACGTTTAGGCATTCCAGCGTTTGATGAAGATATGTTTCAGATTGGTTCCATTGGACTTCTAAAGGCTATTAACACCTTTGATGCTTCAAAAGGATGTTTTTCTACATATGCTTTTCCAATTGTGAGAAATGAACTGCTTATGGAATTCCGGAAAAGTAAAAAATCAGTAAATGCAGCATTTTCATTAGATGATAATGCGGATATAGGGAGTGGTGAAAGCGTTCCTTATGCGGAAATGATCGCAGACGGTAAAGATTATGAAGAAAATGCAGTGAATTTCATGCTTGCTCAGCAGATTTTTGAAATGTTGGGGTCAAGGGAAAAGCATATTTTTACCATGTTTTTTGTGGAGAACAGAACGCAATCTGAAATATCCAAAGTACTTGGAATTTCACAGCCCCATGTTTCGAGAATTATTAGTAGCATGAAAAAAATAAAGCGGAAAGGAAGGAAAACAAAATGAGGGTAATTAGTCAGGACGGCACGCTTGATATGCCATATGAAATATGTTCTGTATGGTGCCGCGGTTCGGTTATCATGTGCGATATGTGCGGGGATGACACCAATACAATACTTGCAACCTATTCTACAGAAGAAAAAGCCAAGAAAGCCATGGAAGAATTGAGATGTGCCTATATGTGTCACGCCCTTGTAAAGATGGGGCAGATGCCACCGGATGGAATTGACGAAAAACTCACTATAGGTTTGGGCGGAGTGTTCCAGTTTCCGGGAGAGGAAGAATTGGAGTAGCCTATGAAAGTTATGTCATTTTTAGAGTCAGTTCAGAAAGATATGGCTGATAACATCTATAACTTTTGCAAGGATGGGAGATGTAGCCAGTGCGGAAGTTGTTGCAGTAACTTACTCCCCATGAGCCAAAAGGAAATTGATATTATTCGCCGGTATATCCATAAGAAGCATATTAAAGAGTGCCAACATATCGCACCGACAACAGCAACTTATGACATGACTTGTCCATTCCTTGATACCGGAAAGAGTTGCGAGAAATGCAGAATCTATCCGGTTCGACCAGAAATTTGCAAGCAATTTATCTGTGACAATGAGCAGAGAGCAAAGCATAATAGGGCATTGTTTGGACAGACGAGACAGATTATTGATGTGAGGAGTGAGTTCTTTAATGAGACTTAAAGTCTTAGGTTCCGGTTCATCCGGCAACTGCTATATTTTGGAGAATGAAAACGAAGCCTTGATAATCGAAGCTGGGTTGCCATTCATGGAAGTCAAGAAAGCCTTGAATTTCAATGTAATGAAGATAGTCGGCATGATTTCCAGCCATGAGCATGGAGACCATTATAAATATTTCGAGCAATATAAAAATGCAGGAATCAATTCGGCTTGCTTTGGTACAGGAATTCCCGAATATGATGCCGATAAAATGAAGTATTATCTTGTTTCTATGGGGAAATTCAGAATTAAAATTTTTCCATTAGTACACGATGTTCCTTGCTATGGCTTTTACATTACGCATCCAGAAATGGGTAGTTTGGTGTATGCATCTGATACCGAGTACATCAAATACCGATTCAAAAATGTCAATCATTTTATGGTTGAGAGCAATTACGATATGCAGTTTGTAGACCGGGACGAGCCAAACTACGAACACCGCCTACGAGGTCACATGAGTCTTGATACGGCACTTAAATTTATTTCTACTAACGATAACCCGGCATTGAGAAATGTCGTTCTAATACACTTATCAGATAAAAGCGGAGATCCCGCACTATTTAAACAAAAGACAGAAGAAACAATTAAATATGGAGCCAATGTTTATGTTGCGTGCAAAGGCTTGGAAGTTGATATGAACCTTTGCCCGTTCTGAAAGGAGAAAAAATGAAATTATACAGTTATTTTTTCTGCGGTGAAAAGCTGGAAGAAAAAGCATTTGAAGCAAAGGAACGATCTAAGACATATACCGCCTTAGAACGTGGAGTCGGTTGTATATATAAGGGTATGAGAATTAATAAAGAGAGCATTGGCAATCTTATTGAACATTCTAATACAATCGTATTCTTGGAAGAAAGCAGGAATGCGGCGATTGAAGCGTTCATTTCAAGAGAAAAGAGACGTGCGGATTTTGCAAAAAGAAATCTCGACCGTGCACAGGAAAACATTGCGCATCTTGAAAAACTGAAATAGGTTGTAACACCCTGGCATTTGCCTAAAAGAAACCAATTTATGCGGTATCTGATGTTTTGGCAAGGAATTTAATATATCACAAAAACTAAATTGAAAGCCATGAGATACCTTTGGCGGTTGCTGAAAGTGACCGCCAGAAAGGAGAATACGTGTTAATAATTGAGGATAAAGGACAGAAAGAGGGCTTGCATATCCTTAAGAATAGATATTTCAAAAGCCACGATATGGAAGTCTTGCGTGCACCATTGCCGGTTGGAGATTACATAATTGCCACAGACAAGGTAGAGGATGTTATCCATAGAAAATCAGCTAGAAAAATGGAACTTAAAAAGATGGATTTTCTTGGCACATATGATGTTTCCGTTGACACGAAAAAGGACATGCAGGAAATTGTAGGGAATATCTGTGGAAAAGCACATCCGAGATTCCGTGACGAGTGTATTTTGGCGCAGAACAACGGAATTAAGCTATATGTGCTTGTAGAGAATACAGACGGGGTTAAATGCGTGCAGGACGTCTTTAAATGGCAAAATCCAAGACTTCACAGGTATAACAAGATTGCATTTATGCACAGTCAAGGAAAATTGCTGAATAAGCCGCTACCGAAAGCAAAACCTACATCCGGTGAAACTCTGGCAAAAGCTATGCTGACTATGCAGCTTAAGTATGGTGTTGAATTTATATTTTGCAGACCAAAGAATGCCGGAGAAAAGGTTATTGAATTACTTGGAGGAAAAGAGGATGGCGGAGAATAAGCGGTATTACTGGCTTAAACTGATGGATGATTTCTTTGATAGCAAACGAATCAAAAAACTCCGTAAGATGGCTGGCGGTGATACATACACGATCATATACCTTAAGATGCAGTTGTTGTCATTGAAAAAGGGCGGCTACTTAGAGTATTCCGGTTTGGAAGATGAATTTTACAAAGAGATTGCCCTTGATATTGACGAGGACGAAATCAATGTTCAAGTTACGATTCAGTATCTTCTTTCCTGCGGATTGATCCAGACAGCCGACAATATCGAGTATCTTATGCCTTTTGTGCAAGATAACTTAGGAAGCGAGACGGCAAGCACTCGTAGAAGTCGTAAATCTAGGGAAAATGCACAAAAAGCGTCGCAATGCAACAGTGGAGCAACGGAGTGCAACATTTTGCAACAAAATTGCAATGTAGAGATAGATATAGAGAAAGATATAGATACAGATATAGAGATAGAGAAAGAAAATACAAAAGAAAGCGTGCCTGCATCTGATTTGGACTTTGACGCGGAATGGGGATGGGAATACACGATCAATGCATATCCAAAGAAAACGTCGTTAACGTCTGCCAAGGTAGCATGGATGGACAAGCTTTTAGAAGTTATCGAACCGAGCAGAAAAGCCGTTGCAAAGCTGATATATGAGGCTACAGTGGCATATGTTACTGACTATATAGAGAAGAATCCAGATGATACAAATTATCGTTATATTCCGAAATATGGTGATTGGCTGAAAGAGGATTGCGATTACTGGATTCGTCAAGTTGAGAAACGAAAGCGAGGTGAGAGCAGTTGACGGAAGCAGAAATTGGAGTGATCGGATGTGTATTGATTGACAATGATTCCATGTACAAGGTTTATAACAAATTGAAGCCGGAAATGTTCAGCTCTGAATTTTGCCAAGATGCTTTTGCTGAAATGCTTGCCATGTATGATCGTGGAGAAAACATTAATGTCGTTTCACTGTCTCAGACACTTGAAAACCACAAATGGGAGCCGGAAATAATTGCAAGCGAATTGAAAGAATGCATATCTGTTACCCCAGTCTCAACGGCAATAAAAAGTTATGCGGATGCAGTTGTTAAAGATTGGCGAGCAAGAGAAACAAAAAAAATTTTTCAAGGAGTGAGCCTTAGACCGTGTGATATTGACAATTCTATAGCTGAAGTTCTCACGAAACTCGAAGAAATCCAAGAAAACAAAACCGTTCACTCAAAAACTATGAAGCAGATTGTTGCAGAAAATAAAGGGAATTATTTCAATGAGCATGTAGGCGAGGGATTGATAAAAACTGGATTTTATCGAACAGATGATTGCCTTGGCGGCTTGGAAGGCGGAGACGTTACTGTAATTGGCGCAAGACCGGGAGTTGGAAAATCTGCAATCGTTACGCAAATGATCGGGCAGATGGCAGAAAAGGGTTATAACATTGGCTACTATAACCTTGAAATGAACGAATCACAGGTGTATGAGCGTTTCGTTTCTCGAATGTCTGAAATCGGTCTAACAAGGGTTCGCCGGGCAAAGGCTTTTCTTGGTGGGGAGAAAGAAGCATTCGACAAGGCGAATGAAACACTTTCCGGGTATAGCATCACTATTTCAACCGGCGCGAAGTCGGTAAGTGAAATTCGGGCAGAATGCAGGCACCAAAGATATGATGTGATCGTGATTGACTACTTGCAGTTAATCAAGGCTGATCGAAGATTCGGTAACCGTGCATCCGAGGTCGGAGATATTTCAAAAGCTATCAAAGCCTTGGCTATGGAACTGCATGTGCCAATTATCGTACTGTCTCAGCTTAATCGAATATCAGAGATGAGAGAAACAAAAGAGCCAACTATGGCAGAATTGAGAGAATCCGGAGACGTTGAGCAGGATGCATCAAACATTATCTTGTTATGGAATCTTGATGAGGATGGTCAATATAAGGGATGGAAAATTGAAAAGCAAAGGCAGGGAACACATTTAAAAGAAGTTCTCCAATTTGACGGCGATCACATGAGATTCATCGAGCGAACCGAAACCATTGAACAGATTCAAGCACGGATGCGACAGAAAGACGGTTTCCGAGAAGTATGTGGCAGCACACCATTTGATTAAAAGGTGAATGATTATGGCAAGTAAGAAATTTGAAAAAGGTTCCGAAGAATGGCAGTTTTTTAATGACTATTATAAATTCCGGCAGCAGTTTTATGAAGCTGATAACGAAGATGAGTGGTTCCAAGGAATGATGGAAGCAGGGGAAATGCTAATTAAAAAATATGCACGGACAAATATATCAAAATATGTTCAAAGTCTTGTATTTAGCCATTTTGAGGATGTAGAGAGGAGATGGAAGAACAAATGAGTAATGCACTGGCAAGAAAGAAAAAGCGAATGCAGCCACTTGGATATTCCAAGAGTGAACTGATCGGAATACAGAGACACGCCAAGGCACAAAGCAATGCGGATTATCTGATAGAGGAATCCTATTATAACGTCCGTATGATGGCATATCAGGCACTGCATGATAAGTTCGGATTCGGACACAAAAGAATCATAAAGGTTGAGCAGACCATTGATGCATATGTGGAAAATGCAAAGGATGGAACGACAGGCGAGGAACTTGGTTTTTATCTGAAAGATAAATGCAAGATTGACGTGCGAAAGGAAACAAATAAGATTCCGTATCGTGAGAGCTTTTATCTGGTAGAGAGAAAGATCGCACCGAACTGCATGATACAGGCAAATAAGTTTTTACTGGCACAGGTATTTAATTATTTTGCTATGTTGGGTGTCTGCCTTAAAACACAGTTTAAATTTTCGGGAAATCAGATCAGACAGGTTTATGAGAGAATCAGATATTTGATTAACTGCCTTGCTACTGGATATGAAACTATGACGGGGATCGCAAGTGTTTTGGAATGGGAATGTAAGTACATTGACAAGCGTTTTATCGGAAAGACGTATGAAATATAGGAGGAATGGTTGATGGACAAGTTAGTTGTGGAACTGCAGGATGGATATTTTGTGGAGATTGATTCTCTGAATCACACCCTGAGACAGAGATATGCCGGACAGGATAAGGACGGCAATGAAAAAGAAAGCGTTCGAACAATCGGATATTTTGGAGACATGAAACAGTGCATTAAGGCTTTGTTAGAGCGTTATCCGAGGGAGTTATCTGAAAAAGCACAGATTTCCTTTGATGAATATTTAGAACTGTTGGATAAGGCTTATATGAGGTCAGAACAGCTTGTGAACAGAATCGGAAAGAGGCAGGGGGAGATATAAATGTGGAAAGAAGGTAAGAAACGCCGTGCAATTATCGGAAAAATGAATAATAACTTGTCAATGCCGACAAAGCACCCGGACC